ATTCGTCTAAATTTAATTGATCCAAATGGGTTGCAAATAATTGATTCAATGCCGGGACTAGAATCTTCAGGCAACATGTCAACGATCTCAATAGCCTTACTCTTTGCATCTTCATCAGATTCTGCATAAATGTAGGCCTCGATTGTAACTATATATCTTTGTCCTTTCATGCTTCAAAGATACATCAAATTCTAATACCATTGTAATAAATAAAACGAATTAACATTATATTAACAACTGTCGCTCCGAAGCGCCTATATGCAATTTTCACCAGCGCCGGTATGAGGATAATAGCACTTTACAAATCCATATGCCAGTAAATAAATACCACATACATGCATCATGTTAGAATTACACATCAGAGACTCTGTAATATCTCTGTATTATATTCCGGCCCGGGTTTGGCAAAAAAAAAAAGAGGCCGGGGGCTATTTCCCCAAAGGTGATTGTCTTAAGAAAATAGGGGGCCCATCCCTCGTGTTTGGATACGCACCAAAAATAAATAAAAAATAAATAATTAATTATCAAAAATATTATTATCTTTGTACCATGGGACTAAGTATAGTTGGCAAGAGGAGTAAGATCGATTACTATAGGATGGTGATCATGGTACTTGCGTCGGCCAGGGGTGATTTAATACGTGAGCGTCCGTTGCGATGTTTTGCCGCGCATTTATCGGATGGCAATGGGTTTACGCATGAAGCGTGTAAGCGTCTTGTAGATATTACCGGTATGTCTGTAATAAATCAGAAGCAGCATTTGTATGCATTGAGTCAGGGCGGATTTTTAGATCAGACGAGTAGTGCGCCAATGGTATTTGTGCCAGTTGGTGATTATGGCAAGATACCATCTGGAGTGTGTGAGATTACAATTAAATTAGAGAATAATGGAAGTAATTAGTATAGACCAGATTGGTGATGAAGTGTACAAGGAGTTAGGTGGTAAGGCTACGCGTAAGCAGGTAGTTGACACTATCGCAGTTATGAAGAATTTGTATAGGGACGCGTATATGTCTAAGGACCATTTGATATGCTTGCATACACCGGTTGGAAGTGTTCGGACATTTAAAGGTGGATCTGCGAATAGAGCCATTGACCCTAGATTTGAGAGTGTGAGGGAGGATTTGATTGCTTTGAGCAAGAAGAAGAACCGGGTAGGGGAGTCAGTAACAGAAAAAATTAAAAAGATACATGGAATTAAGTAAAGCAAAAGTTGTGCCCGGATTTGTCATTGGAAGAATTTTATTTCTGGATGGAGGCAGGATGTCTGGGTTTATGGAGGTAGTCGCTGTGAACGAAGGATCTAATTTTAAGGTAGGCAGTAATGTTTACGTTCCTGATTTAGACATTTGGCCGTATGCGGTACCGGAATACAAGGTCAGGCAGTCAAATAATTTGGCTCCGATGAAGAAGGTTACTGAGTATGATGCTCCGATATCCGATAAAGGATCATACCCGGACATTTCGAAAGGTGAGCAGTATCATGTTTGCATTGAAGAGAACAGGATAAGATTTGCAGTATGATTATTCGAGGCAGATATGTTACTTTTAAAGATGCGATGAACTGGGCCCGAGGATGGTCGCTATGGATTTTGTATAAGGTACATCCTATCCTGGCAGGAAAAAAGAATGCGTTGAGGTATGAGTCTAGGTTAAAAGAATGCAGCCAGGAGTGTTTGAAGAATGGCATGTGTAATTATTGCGACTGTGATGTTCCCCAGATGTTTTTTGTCAAAGAATGTATAGCAAAATGCAAAAAGTGTTCAAAAACGACTTAAATATTGTAACTGGCAGACATGATAGTGTTGGCTCTTTGATGTTTGAATATACAGGAGAAGAGCCAATTACTGTTTCGCTGAAGCCAAGCTGTAGTTGTATTAATGTAAAATGGAAGAAATGCTTTGGCATAGAAGGCAAAATACATGTGCTATCTGCTTCAAATAAGCATGTTCCGCATCAAAGAAGCTATGTGATCAGATATGAGATATCTACGATTACTCAAACAATTTCAGGAATGCTTTCAGTAGATGTAAATGTAGTAAGGTAATGGATATAACTTTAGAATGGCTTGAGCATCCGATATTAGCGCCACTGGTTGAAAAGTATGGTAAAGAAGCTGTAAAAGTCATTTATTTTATGAAGTATCCTTATAAAAATCCTTACTTTAATGTTGTAGGAGATCTATCACGGTGGAATGAAATAATGAATTCCATGCAGACAGACATGGATTATGATGACTTTTCCAAAGCATTTGACTTCGTTGACCGGTATTTTGCAAACAGAAACCCGGACTACACCAGGTTAGTATCGGCAATTAAGATAGCCGATACTGCTATCGAAGCCCTGGAGAAGGTAGACTATACCGAAAGGACTATGAGAGGGGCATTAGTATGGAAGCCATCTGATGTAGTGAATGGATTAACTAAGTTAAATGCCTTGCTTTCCACACTTAACACATTGCTAAGTAAATATGGAGAAAATGAAGAAGCTATAATCTTGGGTACCGGAGGAAGATCGATCAGTATATTCGAAAAGCCAATGAACATAGAAAGACGGCAGCTACAATGAAAACCATTGAAGTTGAAATAGCATTGATGCAATATATTGGAGTGAACAAATATATAATTGTTCCTAATGTAACTCATATTAGCGGTCTTGTAGACTTTGAAGTAGACTTGCTTTCTTTATCAAAGCAAGGATATGCAAGCGGATTCGAAATAAAAGTATCGCACCAAGACCTTGTAGCAGATTTTAAAAATATCAGGCACAATAATGGACTTAAAAAATACACTAATCTTAAATATTTTTCATATGCGTTTCCTGAAGAAATGCTATCTAAGGCTGAGAAGTTAATCGACAATAATTTTGGTATTTATATAATTAAGAAGCATAACTTAATGAATAATTACTTCTATGTTGTAGAACATAGAAAGCCTAAGATTATAAATAATACAAAATGGAGCTATGAAATGCAATTAAAACTAGCCCATCTTGGATGTATGCGAATATTAAATCATAAAAAAACGATATGCAGAAGATAAAAGATCAAAACAAAGAAATAAAAGAAAGAATTATAATACTTAAATCTAAGTATAAAGGCCTAAATTCTTTCACTGCATCTGCAATAGCTATTACAAAAAAAGGAATTGCATATGTATTTGTAGAATCTTCTTATATGAGCATAGACTTTGTGTATAAAGGTATGCTGCATAAAAGAGTAATATTCTTAAACGCACCAAAGAAAAAATTAACACTAAAGCCTGTAAAAAATTTCATAGCCAAAATTATAAATAAATGAAAATAATAAAATCTATCTTAGGGATTGCTGCTATAGTAGCTATCTATGCTGTTCTATTTTATTTATCGATAAAAAGCACAGAAGTCAAAAACAAAGAATGCAATGAATTCAATACTGAGATAGACTCTATTGTTAGATCTTTACTGGTATATAAGCCAATACATAAAGAAAATGTTTCTTTAGTAGAGAAAGAAGTATACATCCTATACTATGACACTATTGAAATATATGCAGTATATACGCCTATATCATGGAGCTATTACGGCATAAAAGGATTAGATACTTTATTCGTAAATACAGTAGATAGAAACACCGGATGCAAAGGAATATCTGTAAAAACATTATACACTATAAAAACAATTTGTAAAAATTGACAATACTGTTTGTTGTAGTAGTAATCTATGTTTTAATTTATTCTTTAACGCATGAAAAATCGTTAAAGAGTAAATAATGTAGTTTTGTTTACTAGTGATAGTAAATTCTTTTATTTTGTCAAACGAAGCAGGAACGTAGCAGCTTGCTTATAACGTAAAAGCATACCCGCAGTGGGGGAATTAAAAGCACAAAATTAATATAACAACAAATGTTTAACCGAAGCAAAAATTTTCATATAAACACTAAAACCCCTCTTTTGGGTATATGCTGTTATAAGCCGTTTTTCTTCACAAATCTTAATTAAAATGAAAAATAATGTAACAACAATAATCCTATTTTTAGGTGCTTTAATTTGGTTTGTAATATTCGCAGCCGACTATACCTATCATAAAGATTTTATGACTTGGATGCACTTATTGGCATCAATAACTTGGTGGACTTGCGGAATGATAAATTTTATTATCAAACGTACTTCACAAAATGGCTGAAACCGATGCTCAATAGAATTACTAAACTTTAAAATTAAGAACGAATGTTTATAGAAGAACGAAACAGCCATTTTGCCAAACCCGTGTTATCGGCTGCTGCGGTTAAGTTATCGAAAGTTAAAATTCGAGCAATAGTATTTGATAAGTGCGGTGGAAAGTGTGCTTACTGTGGAGTTGATTTGGTAAAATGTTGGAATGTTGACCACATCAAACCGCAGATTTTCGGTGGCACAAATGATTTGGAAAACCTTAATCCAAGCTGTAAAGATTGCAACAATTATAAATGTCATACAGACTTAGAAGGGTATCGAAAACAACTCCACAAAATGCTAAATGAGAAACTTGAATATTTGTTTAAAAGCAAAACAAAGATGCAAGTAGCTATGAATATGGGTTCAATTAAGCACACTATATGGGATGGGAAATTTTATTTTGAACGTGTCGGTAGCAGTTGCCGATAACAGAAATACTGGTAACTAACTACAAAAAGCCACTGTCGTTATTTGACGGGGTGTAGCAGTTGCCGCTAACGTGATAGCAGCTTTGCGCTATTACTGAATTTAAAAATCAAATGTTCAAAATATATTCTTATGGCAAATAGAAATTCAAAAGCTAAATCAACTTCAAAAGGCAGTAATAGCGCAAAACTGCCTGTTAGCCTAAGCCGCCCTTATGATGTTATACAGCTAAGATTATCCAAAGGCTTAAATGTGAAATGCAGCCGAATTGGATATGAAGATGAAGGGCTTCGATTGCAGATATTCGATGTCGTTCCGTTTAATTTTCATGTTGAACTCCAACTATCTAAAGCCGACTGCTTGGATTTGATTGAATTGCTGAAAGATAATTATGAAGATCAGAAGGATAACAACTGGCGATAGGCGGTTTTGGCTAACGGTGATGCATTGTTGTCAGTTTTTGAATTTGAAAAACAAAAGTCTATGATACTTACAGATGATGATATAAGAATTGCTGCTCAACAGTGGGTTAGCCTTACAGATGCACCAAATCCTAATGCAACTTCATTTGCAGCGGGGGCAAAGTTCGTTCTGCAAAAATTGCAACAATGCAATGTTGTACGTTCGGTTTGCCTTCACTTAGATACTTATGTTGATGAAGATAATTTTATACGTTGTAGTGCTTGCGACAGAATAACTGATGCTTAGGCAAACTGACGTATAACGTCCGACCAGCTTTGCGAAGGCAGGGATTAGGATTACAAATGTTGAATTTCGCACCAATGTTCAATAGTAGTAGAATGTTGAGTATTAAACTACTGCACTGCTTTTGCAAAACTGGCTGTTAGCAGTTCGTACCGGGTAATAAAACAAATTAAAATATTCAAAATGATAAAAGAAACAGATTTAAGAATTGGTAATGTTATTTACTATCAATCGTCCGAAGATGGGTTGCTTCCAAATATAGTTGATTGGCAAGATTTGAAATGGTTGTCTGAAAACCCTGACAACTTTAATGAAACATTCAAGCCTATACCAATAAGCTGGGTAACACTTTTAAAACTTGGATGGCAAATAAACTACGATGGTGGCGTATATCATTTATTGTCAAAAAGTGTAGGTGAATGGGGTTTGTTTATAATTACATCTGATGGTACTGGATTGCATTATGAACACCGAAACGCAAGTTTAAGTATAGACATAGAATATTATCACCAATTAGAAAATATATTTTATTTCACTACTGGCAAATATTTGGATAATCAGTTAGAAGAATTGGAAGTGTCAAACCTTGCAAATGAGATATTGTCTGATGGTTCAAATGAAAAAGACTTACCATTTTAGCAGTATGGTAGGTATGACTGCTAAAGTTCTGCCAGCTTTGCGTTCGTGCTGGCATTTGAAAAACGAACGCTCAATTTTAAAACAACAGTTCAAATGAGTACAGAAGTTCAAAACACAACGTCCAGCCAGCATAACACAAAACTGCTTGTTAGCGGTAGTGCTTTTTTAGTATTAAAATATAAATTAAAAATAAACCTTCTGGGCGGAGTTATAAAACCCACAAATATTTAAAATGGAAAATATATCAAAGAATTACGACGAAAGATTAAATGTTCCTTCGCAATTACCTGATTTTAGAAGAATTTTAGAAGCACTTCAAAAGCAGTCAGATTTACAAGCTGAATTAGTAAGCAAATCTTTTTGTATTGCTAACAATGTCAAAAACTTTGAACCATTAAACAACAAAGAAGAAGTTACACAAAAAATCTCTACTTGTATGGTAGATTATTTTTGGGAAATTACTTACAGGATTGAGAAACAAAACTTCTTGTTACAACAAAGTTTAGAGCATTTAGGTCAAGTAATTGGTGTTTAAAAGTCAGTTCGTAATGTCGGTGGTACGTTCCGCTGGCATTACGGCTAACGTAAAAGTATTGCTGCTGTGCCTGCATCAAGGCACGTCAGCTTAACAGCAAAATGAACTAATGATCAACAAAGATACTCAGCAGATAGCGGTTCCGTCAGCAGGCATAGAAGCAATACACTGTTATATGCCTGTTGCGGGTGCAAAGAAATACTCTTGCATCTATGCAGACCCGCCTTGGCAAACTAAAGCAGGTCGTCCGCTTTCAGGATATCGAATTGTTGATGGCAAGCAGATATTTAATTCTATTGACAATAAGAGCCGTGAACTGGCTTACCCTACAATGACCGTTGATGAAATTGCAGCTATGCCGATAAAAAACATTGTGGCAAAAGATGCTTTTCTTTTCCTATGGGTTACAAACCAATATTTATTAGAAGCAAAGAAAGTGATTGATGGATGGGGCTTTAGATACGTTACTTGCATTACTTGGAAGAAAAAGAAAATGGGCGGGGGATTGGGTGGCGTTGTTAGAATTACAAGTGAACATCTTTTATTCTGCAGGCGTGGAAATTTAAAGGGAACTGGAACTATCCCCGAAAGTGTGATTGAAGCAAAAAGGCCCTATGTAAACGGCTATCCATGCCATTCTAAAAAGCCTGATGTATTCGCTGAAATGATTGAAACGGTTTGCCCTGGAGATAAGGTGGAACTATTTGCACGGTCACAAAGAAAAGGATGGGACGTTTTCGGAAATGAAGTGACAAACTCTATACAGTTAAATGCTGGTAGCAATGGCATATAACGTTTTCGGGCTTGGCGAAGTGCGATTTATTAACAACTTAATTTCAATACAATGACTGAATTACAAAAAGAATTTGAAGCCACTGGATACATAAGCTGGATAAATGCATACTTATATCCTGATGGTAAGATTTACACACAAGAGTACACACAGTGGCTTGAACGGCAAGTTTTAGCATTGCGCCAACCGCCTGTTATAGGTTCGGTTTGCCGTTGCAAAAAGTGTAATTGTGAAATAAAAAATGATATTGGAGATGGTCTTTGTGCTGAATGTTGGTCGGCAAACTGACTTATAACGGTTTGCGTGTATAAGAAGTGGCGGAATTAAAGCACAAAATTAACTTGAAAGCACTAAAGTTCATATCAGCACAAATGTTTATTAATGGCACGAAACCCGCCATTTTTTATACACGCTGTTAGTGGCTGGGCTTTTCACAAAACAAATTAAAATGACAAAAGAGAATTTAGCAAAACAAATCATTGAAACGGTAAACAACTACAATGATGCAGGAGAACCAACAATAGCGTTGGAAGGTGTAATAGCATTACTTGATACTCTCGAACCCCGAGATAAAGAACGTTTTGCTAAATGGGGTCAACCACACGAACAGTCAACCGAAGACGAATGTTGGTCATAGCCTTGCCACTAACGGTTTGCGTGTATAAGAAGTGGCGGATTTTGAAACCGAAACTTTTCAATACAGCAATACACTTAATTTGAAAAACGAATGTTAAATATACCACTGAACCCGCCATTTTTTATACACGCTGTTATAAGCTGGTGCGGTTTATTACCACAGAACTTGAATCGAAGAACTGAACCTTTTTCTTTTCTTTTTTGTGCGGTGGGAAAATAAAAAAATATTGAAATATGAATATAGAATTAATACAAGGAAATTGCTTAACTGAAAGCAATGCAATAAAAGACCAAACAGTTGATTTGATATTAACTGATTTGCCTTATGGAACAATGAGGGGCATTAATGAAACTTTTGCAGGATATGGTAGAAAAGAACACGATGGACATTTATGGGATTTTGCTATTGAGCCGAATGAAGTGTTTAAAGTTGCAAAAAGAATATTACGAAAAAATGGAAAAATGGTTTTGTTTAGCCAAGAACCATACACAAGTAAGTTAATAACTAATGCAAACCCAAATGTGCCATTTAGTTACAGAATGATGTGGGAAAAGAATGATTTTGCAAATGCTTTATTAAGCAAAAAAGCTCCCGTTAGTTATTTCGAGGATATTTTAGTTTTTAGTAAGATTTATGAAAATGGAACAGATAATGAAGTTAGGGATTATTTAATTGAAGAACGAAATAAAACAAAACAAGCAGGATATACAGATAAACAATTAAGAATTATGTGCGGAGTAAGTTTAAAGGGTGGGGGTTTGCTTTGTCATTATTGGGGACGAGAACAATGGATGATGCCAACTGAAAAGCACTATAATACACTAAAACAAACAGGATATTTCCAACGAGATTTTAAAGAATTGGAAGCAATAAACAACCAATTAAAAAAGGAAAGTGAAAGCACTTTTAATTTATGGGAAGGTAAAAAATACAAAAGCAATATACTTAAATACAAAAAAGACTATACTGGTTATCATCCAACGCAAAAACCGATATTGCTTTTAGAAGATTTGATAAAAACATTCTCAAACGAAAATGATTTAGTTGTGGATTTAACTATGGGCAGTTGCTCAACTGGAATTGCCTGTATGAATACGAATCGTAATTTTATCGGTATTGAATTAGACGAAAACTATTTCAATATTTCAAAAAAGAGGGTGGAAGAAAAAAGAAAAGAAAAAGATTTACAAGCAGGAACTTTATTCGGAGACGAAATGTAGCACTTGCTTATAACATATTTATTTACGAATGTTTACCAATTACCAATGAACACAGTATCAGTAATTTATAAATTGGAATGGAGGCATAAAATAATGTCATGGTATGCCTTGTCAAAATGTAAAAAATTGATTAATTGCAGGACTGGTAAAATATTAAAGAAGACAGTAAATTCAGGTGTGATAGGATGGTGGATAGGTAATGAGTTTTATTCACATAACAAAATTAATAAAACATTTGAAAAATGCAAGATCCAAAAATAAAGGATAGAGGATGTTTGACTGATGGATGTGATAGACGTGCAATAGAAGGTAAGTATTGCCCAAGCTGCACGTTAAAAAATATAAAAAGCAAAAGAGTAAGCAAATTTATAAGTTTTAAAATAAAAAGAAAAAATAATAATCTGCAAAAGCAAATTAATAAACAAGACAAAGCGAATAAGTTATGGAATAAATGCTTAACTTTATGGAGTGAAATAGTAAGAGGAAATGAAGAGTATGCACAATGCGAGACATGTCAAAAAGTATATAAGACAAAAAACGGTATATATGGATTACATGCTGGTCATTACTACCCTAAAGCTAAATATTGGAAACTATCACTTGAGTTAAATAATGGAGTTAGGCAATGCCCAAAATGTAATGTAATTGATTGGTTTAATCCTTATAAAGCTGAATCATTAAAGCTAGAACTCAGAACAGCTGTAAAAAAACGATATGGTACGGAATCATTACTAAGCTTAGAGATAATGGCAGAAGAATTCATAGACAGGCTAAATAAAGGACTTGAGAACACTAAGCCTAGAGTACACGATCCATTGGCTAATGCATTTGGAAGGAAGGCAGATATGGAATTCCTTGAGGAAAAGAAAGCATACCTTGAGCATATGCTTAGTGAAATGTACAATATGTAATAGATATTACTTATATTTGCTCTATTTATGGAAAAGGAATACTATCTAAGGAAGGCAACTCAGTATAATTCATCTATCATAGATCCTACATTGGCAAGTTTCGTTGAAATGATAGAAAAGGACAGCGAATTATTCCCTAGCCCAAGGGATGTGTATAACGGAGATATCAATGATACGTATTATCAAAAGTTTTTCGGTAAAAAGGGAGTTAGGAATACAGTTGAGCACCTTGATATTATGTCTGGTAAAGTAAAGGTACTACTTTCTTTCGAATACTCAAGGCCATTTGAAGACAAGATTTATGCAGTAAATATCGATGCAACAACAAGAAGAGAAGAAGATACATTCGAGAGAATAAAAGATTATACTATTCGTAGCATACTCATGCCAATTGAAGTTCAGCTTGGGAACAAGTATAGCCAAATGGAGCCAGATAAGGCAGAAATAGCTATCCAAGAGGAACTAGATTCAATAAAGCCAAAAAGAGTAAATGAATACATGAAATATGAACACCAAGACATTGCTGACATTGCTGGAAATCAAGTACTTGAATTCCTAAAGGAAAGAATACAACTTAAGTCTGTATACGATGACGGATTATTGGATGCTGCTATTTCAAGAACAGAGGCTTATAGGATATTTGAAGATCATGGACATCCAAATGTAGCATTAATACAGGGAGAATGTATAAGTTACTGCAAAAGCAATTACTCTGAATACATAGAAGATTCGGATATCATTGTAGTAAAGTATAGATGGACTTTGGAACGAATAAAGAAAGAGGTAAAGCCTAACGCAGAAACTCTTAATCTTATAGAATCTTTTAAAAGTAATTCCATTGTATCTCATATGTATGATGTATCGCATATCCTTTGGAGAGATACCAAGCCAGCAAAGAAAGTATGGAAGAAGGACAGAAAGGATGAATGGAAAATACTAGATAATTCATATGAGATAACCGATGAAGAAGAGATGGAGGTGGTTGAAGCCGATGTAATCCACTATTCTTTTTTTATTGAAAATGCTATTTTAGCCGGATATGGAGAATTTGCGGTAGGAGATATAAGTGAACGATTAACAATGCCTTACTATGGAAGGCAATACAAAGATTGGTTTGTCCGGAGAATGTATAAGTATCAGTTCTTGTATAATGTAATCAATGAATTTATGCTTAGACTGATCAAGAGGAACAAAGGAAAGAAAATAGCACTGGACCCTGCAAGGGCAACTACAAATGGCATTAACTTGTCTAAATTCCTGGAATACCTTGATCAAGAAGATGTCATATTTCTTAAATCTAAGACAGAAGGAAATAAGGATACCTTACCGATGAGGGATCTAGCTCATGAGATTGATATGTCTCATACTTCAGATATAGAAGCTTTGCAGCGACTTATGAATTATTTTGATTTAAGAGCCGGTGAATCCGTTGGCATACCAAAGCAGATGGAGGCTCAAATACAAGAGAGAGAAGGTGTTAAAAATGTAGATAAAGTATTTGGCCAAACATTGAAGCTACTTGAGCCATATTTTAAAGAACACGATCAGATAAAAAAGAGAGTTACACTCGGACTTATCAGTATGGCTCAGAAGATATACAAGAAAAATCCGCCAGAGACTTTGAATTATGCACTGAGCGATGCAAGCATCAACTTTATTAAGTTTAGTCCTGATGTATTTTCTATATCATCATACGCGATGTTTATGCAAAATACGTCATCTGCACTTGAGAAAAAGAGCATTATCCATGACTACTTAAGGCTATATGCTCAAAATCCTAACGCAATGATGTCTTCAATAATTGAGGTTGTTATGACAAATAACCCTACTGAAGCACTGAATAAGGTAAAGGCATATGAATCAAATATGCTAAGATTAGCCGCTGAGTCTGAAAAATCCAGGCATTCAAATGACATGGAATTAGAGAAGCTAAAAGGAGATAATCTGAATAAAAATTATGATAGGCAGATATCTCTCATTAAGATTAAAGAGTCTGAAAATAGGAAAACGGAGCTGTATAAGGCTGCTATAACTGCATTAGGGTTCCCTTCCGGAAATACAGATAATAATAATAATAACACGCCTGATGTAATAGATCAGGCCCTTTATTTACTCAAGGAGAGAGAGGTTAAAATCAAGGAGTTTATGGCGCAAAATGCTGCTAATGAGAAAGAAAGTGTATAAAGAAACTTTGAAATGCATAAGTGAATAATAATGATTATGTCATTATCTTTGTATGAAAGTATGTACATATGCTGGACGTTAAATGGGATGATATAGAAAAAGAAGAAAATCCTGATTCAAAAGATACTAATAGTACCCCTGCCGATCCTGCCACTGAAACAGTTGCTAAGGATGATGCTAAACAAGAAGGTGTTCCTGATGAAAAATATCTTGAGCTCACCGATAAACTTCATGGGCTTTCAATCCTAGAATCTGGAGACAAGATTACATCTAGTGATGATATTGTTTCGCTGATCAAAAATGGGTCAGTATCATTTGTAAAGGGGATTATATCTTCTCTTCCTCCTGATGTATCAGGAGTTATTAAGTATTTTCATCAAAATCCGCAAGGAAGCCTAAAAGATTATATTGAGTCAACTCATCAAGAAGAAGTATCCATAGATACTCCTGAGAATCAAGAGAAAGTTGTACGAAAGGAGTACTCTAAGGTAATGAAATCTAAGGCTGCAATTGATTCTGCAATTGCTAAATTAAAGGATGATGGAATGCTTGAAGATGAAGCAAAAGGTATACTTGTCGCTGAAAAAGCTGATAAAGATGCAAAAAAAGATTCTATTTCTACAAAATTCGATTCATCAATTGAAGATCAGAGAAATGAGATAAAAACATTTCTCAACAGTGTTTACAATACTGTTATTGCTGATAAGAAGTATGAAGGAACAGAATCTGATGCTCGTGACAATATTTCATTCTTATTCAATCCTATTTATAAATCAAAAGACGGTTACATTACCGGATTGGATAAAGTGCTTCTCGAAGCCGAGCAGTCAAAAGACTACATTAGGCTAATCGAAATAGCAAAATTTATAAAAAGCAATTCAACGGCCCAGTCTCCTAAAAAAGAACAAAAAAAAGTAGAAATAAAGGATGATGACAAGTCAAAAACTCCTTTGAGTGTAAAACTATCTGAAATATTATAAAAATGAACAATAATTTTGTAGCTAATATTAAAGTCGTACCCGGCTTTTCAACTTCAATAGATACTCAGCATTTATCCTTACAAGGGGTTAAACCTGTAAGTTTGGGTATGTTGACAGAAAAGTTATTTGTGCAGCAATCAGTAGGTACAAGTCCTCTTTATGCTAAGTTGTTAAATGAAGCAAGGACAGAGGGGCTTGATAATTGGCCTGATATCCCTGTAAAATATCCGGTAGCTGGATATCAAACAATTCATATCTTAGGAGATGCTATGCCTCCAGGTACTGCACATGGCAAAAACGGAGACGAGTTTTACATATGGACTGTTGAGAATATATTAGTCCCAAGTGATGAGATTTCACCTGGTGATGTAAATTATCAAGCCAGGATACAAACCCCAGCAGAACCATACAAAGGAGGATTCAGATATAGAGCTAAGGCAAAGTTTACATCTTTGGCTTCCTCAATTCCTGCCAAGTATTTTGCTAAAAATGCAAAATGGAACAAGATGTGGGCATCTGGAGAAGAAGGTAACCAGCAAAAAGGAAGCACATTTTTTCCTGGAAGGCCATTAAGCACATCTGTTCAAGGTGGTAAAATCAATAAGCATTTCAAAATGACCGATTTTGCTGGAATGAACGATCCAAACTTTCACTGTGTAGTAGAAGTTTCATCCGGAAATAGAATGAGTACTTCCGTGCTAACATGGGGAGAAAAAATTGCAGCAGAGCAATTTGCAAAAGAAACGAACAGATACATTTTGTTCAATTTGCCAGGTAAGGATGTATTTGGATCGACCAATAGAGCTGTGCCATATGCCACAGGCATTTATCATCAGATAAAGCAGAATGGGTGGTTCATCCCATATCAAAAGCTTACTGCAAAATTCATAAAATCTGTAACAAAGACACTCTTTATGGGAAGAGTTGGTTATGAAAGTGGAGAGCTGTGGGCATATGCAGGGTCATTATTTATTGAGATGTTTAATGAGGCAAACATCGATAATCTTGTTGCAAGGAATATGACTCTTTCCGGAGATTTCATGGTAAAAAAAGTAGACAATTCTTTATCAAGAAATGGATTACAGGTCGGAGCACAGGTTGTTAGCATGTTGCTTTCAAACAATAAGGTATTGAATATCATTCATGAACCGGCTTTTGATGATCCTGAATTATGGACAGAAAAAGATCCAGTTACAGGATATCCTTTAATGTCAGGTACAGCCATCATTCTTAATGTAGCTGGAACAGGAAGCAAGTCAAACATAAGACTGCTTTATCCAAAAACAGGCAGGATGTATCAGACGTATAATAGAGGTAATGTACCTTGGTCAGATATTCATGCAATGAGCTCGGCAAATATGGGTGCATGTACATCAGAAGATTCATTCAATGTAAATTATACAGCAAATATTTTACCATTGATTGATGATCCTACATGTACAATGGTATTGTCTCTTAACCGGTAACAACCGGTTTTTAGGTTGAAAAGTATGTTTAAGTTATGATAATTATTAAATCAGCTGAAAGGCGAAAGTGGAATGGATTTAGCGGAGTGGAATTCCCTGCACAGGGAATTATACCACAAGCGCATGTGATCGGGAATAAGTTCATCTTAGGATGTACTGATAAAGAGCTTGATGAAGTAAAGACGGCTTTAGGTTTGAAATTCGAAATGATTTTCACACCAAATACCGGTGATGATCATCCTCTTCTTGATTACCAATATCTTCCTTTGATCGAAGATGGTACTACGATGTTTGAGACAACGGATCCAGTTCAGAGATTAAAGGCGTATATTGCCATGGGTCAGCCGTTTGTTGCAAAAAACAAAGAAGAGGCAGATGCACAACCGCATATCTATACCCACTATGTATTTTCAGAAGTAGAAGACGTTGAAAAAGCAGCAAGCACTTTCGATAAAAAAGAGAAAGCGTTTGAAGCTAAAAAAGAAATGTCAGAAGATACGTTGGTGAATATCATTGCTGTTATCACGCAGAAGAGAATTAAAAAATCAGAACCCGGGTTGATATCCGCGGAATTAGATATGATATTCAACAAGAATCTGGATGAATTTTTACTTCTTGCTGCAAAGTCACCAAAGGAATTAGAGATTAGATCTACTATTGTAAGCGCTATTAATCTACATGTGATCGCTTATGACAAAGGAGTTCATCAGTTCAAGTTTGGTGATTTCGAAGTTGGAAGATCTCTCGATGAAGTTGTTAGCTACTTTACTGCTGAAAAGGATTTGCTTAATTCTCTGGAAGTAAAAATAGGAGGTACTATTGAATACAAAAGCGATGCACGTCAGGCTCCGGCTAAAGATGGAGAGCCTAGCGAGCAGTAAAAATACTAGGTACGGCGCTGAGAAGATAAACGAATACTTGCAAATGGCGCAAGATGCTTTAGTGAAAAGTATTGCAGTACCAAGGTATGCTGATCAGTTGAGGATGATGGGATTCGAGGCAACTCAAAGGAACAGGGAAGATATTAAAAACATCGTAGTAGATGACTATGATGCAAAGGTTGAAGTAAAAGGAGATATTTCATACGGATATTTGCCACCTGATTATTTAGCACATGCCGCTTCTTATTTTAAGGTAAGCGGATGTAATAAAAGAATCAGAGGGTATGATGTTCAAAAAGATGATTTGCATGAAGAAAATCCATTTTCGAGATCATCGGCTCAGTGGATGGAGATAAACATGGAATTTATTGAAAAAAGCAGAGTTAAGATTTATTATCCGGTTGAAAAGTATTTATTGTCATACATCAGAATTCCGAAGAAAATTTGGTGGACAGAAAAAGACTATATTGGACTCGATGGAGAATTAGTTTCAGGAGAGCAAAACTGCGAACTTGATACTATCATTCATGATGACATAGTCGATTTTGCTGCATATCTGATGTCATATAGCAAGAATTCATCTGACTTGCCAACGAAATTGAATCATATTAAAAACATAGGAATTTAAAAATTAAAATATGCAAACTCATACGCCACACACACCATGGTCTCAAATTTTCCCAACAGGAAATTTACCCATTGCCGGAGCAGGTAAAACAATTGATCAGCTCTTGCCTGGTGAAATTGGTATCTTCAATGAAGTAGGGATATCGGTATCAGCTGCAGAAATACCTGTTACTCCAAGTGTATATTTTGGAATCGGGGCATCTTCTATTGAAAATGTGAAGAAGACGCGGATGATTTATCGCAAGTCAATAAATACGTACAATGTGCAGTGCTATAGAGCCGCACAGTGCAAGATACAAGAACTCCAAGATGTTTGTGCATCATGTGACACTACCTATGTGTTCAGAATTTGCTATACATCTCGAAGACTTGACGCTATAATTGGTGCCAATCCTGTACAGTGTGTTTTCCCTGTACAAACGAGTTGTTGCGAAGGTTGCGAGGCATGTCCTTCCGGAAATTGCGTTGAATTGCTGAAGAAAGCAATGGATGAAATCAATAAGTCGAAAATGTTCATAGCGACCATGTTTGCAGCAGCCGACAAAGGTAACTTGACAGCTACTCCACTGACTGAAGCGCAGATAGCAGCGCTTGATCCGACTACAGCCGGATTTCAATGCCCTGTGCTAAGAGTCACTGGATGCGTGGATTATTTAAAGCGTTGCTGTTCTTTGCCAGGAATTGAGCCTGACTTGCTTGATTTTCAATTGAGTTGGGAAAATGATGAGTGCTGCGGTACTGTTGTCGATCTTCAGGAAGCATGTTTCTCAATAGGCGAGGGAAGAACTATCTGTAATCAAGACGTAGAAGCTTGGTTATACAGCCAGCCATCAGTAAGCTTGATAAATGGAGATGGATTTCCAAAATGCATCGATGGACAATGTGACGAAAACGAAAGGTATAACTTGCTTACAATTGGAAGCTCTACACCAAGCTACGGACAGTTAGAGCATTGGGAGAATCCGTATTATACCGTAATTCCGATTCCATGTGCTGATTCAACAACACTTGCAAGTTTGGCAGTATTTTTAGATACGTATTCAGCTCCATGCATGTTCCCGCCACAGGCCGGTGTCACATGTGCATGCCCTCCTCTGCCTTTGGCTGCAAAAGCAGCCGTAGAGGCAAAAACAGTACTATCGTCTAAAGATGAAACTGTAGCAAAGGTAAATACTGAGCTAGGAAATATAACTGGTGGGTCCGCACTTTAAGTAGTGCGGATATTATTTGTAACGATTAACATATAAAAACATGTCTCAAGGTAGTTCTAATCAAAATTGCAGTTCATGTGGAGGAGTTTGCGGAGATACCATGTCTCTATGTGATGTAATTTCATTCATGAAGTGTATCAAGGATGTGAAGGTAAATTTTGTTGAAAAAAGACAGGAGTGGAGGCCTACAACACCTACCAATATGTTTACTGTTACATCTGGCATATTGCCAACTAATATTGCTGCAATAAAAGTAGAGTATAATGGGCTTATGTTACCATTTGGAGCTCCTGGTCCTGCCGGACCGGCATGGACTATAGGAGGTGGAAATACAATATTGCTTTCAAGTAATATTGGAGAGCCTGTAGTGCCTTGTGTTCTTGTTGTTAAATGGACTGAATGTCAAACTATTTTGGATGTTCTAAAAGCGGAATGTCCTGATATTTATCAAAAATTAAGGTAAGTATGAGACGTATAATTTTTTTTTTTTTAATAACGATATGCTATAGTGCAATAGGCCAAATAAAGTATAGCCAAATACAGCCATGCATTGATCCTGTAAGACTAATACCTAAAGACTCTTGCATATTAATGAGTGGCCATGATGGAGTCTGGAAGCCTGTTGAATTATCCGGTCTTTTTGATATCGATGAAAATAAATTATGCGATATTCTATCTGATTTCCCATCAGGTGTATTATCTTCAACGGATTCTATAATTACAAAAAGCTTGTCTGGGTGTAAGAAAGTACCGTCTAATTATATAGTTACGCCAGGTGCTTTATGCATTGCAGCACAATCGATACCTAAATCAACATATTCTCCTGGTGATTTTTTGATGTTTATGAGGCCAAATGGAACCTGCTATTCGGATTCTATTAGGTGGATCCAGTATGGAGGAAGCAAATGGAATTGCGATAGCACTATTGCTTGTCTTGATGACAATGTTTTATTTTGCAATGAAGTAGAGGAATGTCTTGAGAATGGATCATTATGTGATGCAATAAAAGGATTTGATGTTGCCGGATATGATGATTCAGCATATTGCATAACTGAGTATCCTGATGGATCATGCAAAAAAATACTTTTATCTGACATTACCGGACAATCAAGTAATTTTAATTGTGATAGCGTAGCTTATTGCCTTTTGAATGATGGAAGATTATGCGATGCTTTAAATGCTTACGGAACAACAAACTATATTCCACAATACATTATTGGGGTTGATAATGGAAATTGTTTTCGAGTTGATGGAAATTTATTTGGAGGAGGTAATAACTTTAATTGCGATAGCGTAGAGCAATGTCTTTCTGGGAATCCTTTTTTTTGCAACTTGGTTGATAGTTGCTTAATGAATAGCAGCAACTTATGTAATTTAATTGATAGTTGTCTTTCAAATTCAGATACATTATGCGATTTAGTTCAAGCATGTTTAGATTCGATTGCGTGGGATAGTCTTGTATGTGTTGGATTAGAAGGAATTACAGGATCGAATTACGTTGATGGTGATAGTGCAATAATTACAAGAGGCGGACAATGTTTTAAAATTCCGTGGTATTGCTGTGATACAACAGGAGGACAAGCATTGCAGGCAGGAGATTGCATAGAAATAGTTGGAGACACTGTAATTAATGTAAAAGTCGATCCAATGAGCGACAATTTGTTACAATGTACCGCAAATGGATTATATGTCGATCCAAATACTACTTGCTCAAATTATCAAGTACAAGACATAGATGCTAACTATCAATGGGTAGTTTATAATCCTTCTGGTAACGATTGCTATCGTGCGCCAATCAATTTGAATGGAGATAATTGTATTGGTCTTAACATAACGACTGGAGCATTGAACGCATTTATGAAAATAAGCAGCGATGCAGGAAATACGGTTGAGTGTAGAGCAAATGGGTTATATGCTGGTGGGTGTAATTATAGTAATTCAGGGCAGCTTACAACTGGTGATCTTGTAGTAGTACAAACAGCAAATGGGTGCGTAACGAAAACAAAAACAAGTGAAGTTTGCTCTTTACCTAATGGTGGATTTGGAAATACAGGATGCGTTGAAGTTTTGACAAGAGTTGGAGGGGTATGCCAATTCAGAAATTATCAACTAACTGCTTGCCCTCCTCCTGATGTTCCTTTTGCAGCACAACCACAATCCGAAATTGAATCCTTAAAAAAGGAAATATCTGCATTGAGGAAAGAAAATATTACTTTAAAAAAGGCTAATTTAGACTTTGAAAAAAGACTATCTTTGATCGAGAATAAAATAAAATAAAAGTATGCGATTCATTAAGTATTTATTGATCATAATGCTGACCACTACAATAATGAGTGGCCAGATCAAGTTATCGCAAATAGCACCGTGCCGGGATAGCCTTGGTGTAGTGCAAGATTCATGTTGTACGCTTACGCTTGCAGGAGGAGTATTAAAGTATCTTACCAAGGAACAGTGCAAGATGGTATATGGAACAAATATCACAGTGCGGACTAGCGACAGCACAATACTTGTTAATGGCATACCATTGGATAATTTTTGTTTGGCAGTAAAGAAATGCGAAACACCTACAACACTTGAGTGGGATGCTGTGAATGAATGGTATACCTATACTAATGAGAAAGGCGTAGAATACTATCTTGGGTATAAGTTATTGTGTGAAAACGACAGTACGATCAGTATTACCGACATTAACAACAACATAGTAAGTACATGCGTAATTAGAGGCGGTGTAAATCCAGAGGCTCCAGTAGCAATAGAGGACATCACTGTTGAGGCAGACTCTACATTACTTATCCATTTCACAGATGGAGGTACTGCACCATTGGATATTTGTAATGTTGTAAAAAAATGCGAATCAGTCACGTATATTGATTGGGACCCTGCATCAAGCATGTATATTTATACGAATGAAAAAGGAGAAAAGGACTCTATAAATTACAGATTAGACCCGAGCAGAGTATCAAGTACCGGGTATATTTATTTCCAAGGTAACGGATCTGATCTTGATAGCTTTAATCTATGTAATCCTAATTGCCCGCCTATTCCTATTACTACATCGGATGATTCTTATACTACGAATAACTGCATGTTAGATTACTGCTCAGATGTGAGCGTAAATGATGTATTATGTGAGACAGGAGTAAGCACTTACAGTCTTATAACAGGAACGAATACAAATGGAGACGTGTATATTGATGCCAGCGGCGATTTTTGTTTTCATTTTACTGTATGTGATGCTTCTCTTAATTATACATTCATGTATCAGGCGCAATGTAAGGATGGTACAATTTCTACGAGCACTGTTACCATCGATCTGCAAGATGCTTGCGGAAGCGCACTTGCAGAACAAGATAATACACAAATCCCAAAAAATGGTACAGTAAGTTTGAATTTAGCTCTGAATGATACACAGTGCGGTGCTAGTTCAGTTACAATGTGGAAGAAAAAAACAAATCCTAATCATGGAACAATTGTGGTGAATATGGATGGAACTTCTATAATTACTGCAATGGCTAATTATGTTGGTTCAGATTCATGTATTTATGAATTATGGTGTAATAATCAATTGTGCGATACAGCTTTTATCAAGTGGAATGTATGGGAAGCAAGCGCAACTGATAATTATTATAACCCACTTGCAGGAGTTCCTTTCCCATTTAACGCTACTGCGGATGATGTTGCATGTACTCCACCACTTGTAACTTCATACGCTTGGTCGGGATCGATTGTTCCAATTTCTGCTGGAACAGTTTCTGGAACGCCTACTTCAGGAACATTCACCAGTGCAGCAGGATTTTGCGGNNNAATGTAATTTGTGCGCTTGCAGTAAATGATGAATTTAGCACACAAGGCGATACAGTTAATGCAAATGTTTCAACAAATGATATTGCTTGCACGAATGGAGGAATAACTACTTATCATTTAGTTAGTAATCCAACTGCTCACGGATACGGATTAAATATACCTATTTATCAATGTTCAGGTGATTGTCCTTCTGGTACTACTATTGTTGCGCATTTAACACATTGGGATACATTAACAGGAGCATTTACACTCGATACAACTACTTATTCTAAGGACATGTGCTTCAGATATTTTATTAGATGCAAAAATACTGTTCCACAAATGGCGACTATGGATACAGGTTGTGTAAAAATATTATCTCAATTACCTATTTCACAGGATAGTATTTTAATAACTATGCCAAATAATACTATTCCATCATTTACGGTTAGGATTGGTGCGTGGTGTGATAAATATGATGGAACTAAAAAAGCATTGGATAATGGTGACTTATTAAATCTAACAATAGAGCCTATTGGTATTTCTGTTGATTTAATTGTTGGGCAAAACATATGTACTCCATCTGGGTATGCAAATGATGCAGGTGGAAGATGGGCAAATTGGGTAGTTCCATCAATAACATCATGCCCAGTTACATTGTCGGCATCAAATTTACTTTCAAGTGCAGTTACATTTGATATTAGAAAAGATTCTCTTGCAAAACGATCAGATCGTTGGGGTGATGGCACTATAACATCAACAAAAATAGGAACTGAATTATACTTGTACTTGATAAATTCAAATTGTGTCACATCCGAGAAAAACATGGACACAATACCAAAGCTATATGAAGTTTTTGAAGCATACGCAAGTCTTGGGCAGGCATGTTATGGAGGCGCATCATGTGGATGTGGTGGTGTTTCATCATATATGAATATTTACACAGATGGGGCTTGGATGACAAGACAAATGGGTGTTGTTTATGCAGACTTACAAGCTGCTACAACAAATGCACAAGTAAAATGCGCAAATTCATCCTATGCAAATACTACGGATTTTTCAACTACAACAAATTTTGGAGTATTTAATAACTATTATTATGGATTAGAACAGGCATGTTTAGTGTGTAATCCTGTTGCTACATTTGATGATAGCGTTCAGATAAGGTATGTTCTAAATAATATTCCTAAATTATCAAATGTAACTCTTGAAGATACAATATACAACAGCTCAATATTAAAATATAGCGGAGGAAGTTTCTTGGTAACGCCACTAAGCACAATTGTAGAGATGCCTGGATTTATTGCAATGAGCGACCTAAGATCAAATGTGATAAAGAGAAGAACATGGGGGCTAAATCTTTATAATAATTCAGCTATGGATAGTGTAAGAATAAATATTTCAAATTCAGCAGGTGGAAATCCATTAACAGGTCATACCCAATTAATCGTTCCATTCCCTTATTCATTGCCAGGTGTTTATTACGATCCTTCCGGAACTAATACACAACTTGACGCAGAAGGTAAATATTGGAAATATGCTCGTGCAACTGACACAGGAATCGGAACGACTAAATACTCAAAGTCTTTATCTGTTTTATTCTCTTATTAAAATAGTGTAGAAGTGGATATATCTCAATTTTCAAATTTTGGAATAGCGGTAGTGACAATGGCCCTATTGAGCTATCTATGGATGCGACCGATTTTATCTATGATCAAGTCTGGTTTTGCTACATTTACAGAAGTAGCAATGCGCCAAAGTGAGTTATTTTCAAAGCAGGCAAATATTATTGAAAAGATGAATGATCAGATATCAAAATTATCTGAACAAATTTCATTAAATTCGGAAAGAATTCATCATATTGTGAAAGATTTGGATGAGATAAATGAATTTATTAAAGAAAAATAAAGCATATGCAAAGTATCATTGATTTATTAGCAAAGGCTATCGTAGATTTATGGCCCGGCTTAAAAGTTAAGTTGCTAGGTATTGTATTATTATTGACAGGTATAGTATCTTTTATTTCCACATCTGAGTTTACAAGTGGAATTTGCTATACATTCGGTATATGCAATATAAGCAGCAAGGTGTTGGCAACAATAATCAGCATTCTTGGATTTCTTGTTATAGTAGCTAGGAGAGCCACAGAATTGTATGAAAAAAAAACAACAGACGATGAAAGTGATATTTAACATTGTAATGTTTCCTGTTTATGTTATAATGGCAATCTTCGTATTTGCGAGATGTATCGTATCTCCTAAGTTCAGGAAACAACTTGAGGATGAAATTGCTATTGAGGACATGTACGAAAATAGATAAATACATGAAGGCTACTAAAGTGCTTGTAATTATTATTCTGGCAGCGTTTTATGTTAATGCACAGAATGACGTTTCAATAAATATTGGAGCAGGTACTTCTCTATCACAGCCATTATCTCTTTTTGAGGTAAAGCCACAGGTAGGAATAAAGGTAAATAACAATGAAATAATTGGATCATTTACCTTTATAACAAAGCCTGAAAATAGCAGTATCTATGGTCTTTATTATCGTAGATGGATTCCAATAAAATCTGTGAACTATTTTGTGTTGGCCGGCATAGAAAATACATCTGGAATAGAGGAGTCTGCATTTAGTTCATCTGTAGGAATTGCACTTAAGCATAAGTCCATCGGAATACCTGTATCAATAAATTATTTCAAATCGAATCACTATGAATACGTAAAGCTTTTAATTGGAGTTTCTCTTAATGTAAAATTAAAATGATGAAAAAAATATTACTATTTTGTTTAATTGCTATTGCAGCAACTTCTTGCAAAACACTAAGTGGGTTAGGAGAGTTAGGAATTAATTGCGGAGTTACTATAAAAGATGGATGCATTCATGAGCCAAGAATGTGTACTGCATTAAAGCCTGTAGGGCCTGCACAAGCATATGGTTTAAAAGGAATAACTTGGTCAGACAGAGATACACTTTTGTACGCATTTTTAGATGGGCAGAAATTCCAGAAAGATATTGTCCGAAAAAGAGTTTCAGAGCTAAATGGAATATGTAGAATAGTTTTTGTCGAAACTACAAGGAAGAGCATTTCAGACATTAGAATATCTTTTAAGTATAGCGGATCGTGGTCATACAAAGGAACAGATGCAAAGAGAATAAGCAAATCTGATGCAACTATGAACTATGGGTGGATCGATAAATACATTACAGAAGATGAATCCAGAAGAGTAGTTCATCATGAATTTGGACATTCATTTGGAATGTGTCATGAACAGCAACATCCTCTATCACCTATTAAATGGGATTCTACTGCAAACTATGAATACTATGGTAAAATGGGATGGTCAAAGCAAGATGTAAATGTGAATGTATTTGGCAAAGCTAATGTTAGCGAGACTAATTTTACTGAATACGACAAGACAAGTATTATGCACTATCCTGTAAGCAAATTCATGACAACTGATGGATATAGTGTTGGATGGAATACTAAGCTATCAAAAAACGATATTAAATGGCTACAAACAAATTATCCGTTTAAAAAAACAAATACATCAACTGATAATAAGTGCCGCCTTTCTAAATAAATTTCGCTACCGTGGCTATGTGGTGAAGCATAGCCAAATTTAAAATTATTTATATGCAACTTATATTTCAAAAAGGACTTAACGGAAATAAAATTCCTGAAAAAGTAACACAAGAATGGATTGATACTTTGTCTGATTGTAGCATAGTGAATCCATTTACAATGGAATCAGAAAGAGTTCATGTACATGATCCTATATGGGAACCTTTTAGTTATTCAAGCATTGAATTTGAAATTGAACTTGTCAAAACTGCTAGAGCAGTTCATATGGCAAAAAACAATATGAAGTTTGAGATAATGAATGATTTGGAAGATTATGGCAAGATGCCAGGATATTTCATTTCAGAATGCATTGCATCTCAATACAAGGTTGTACATGCCGGGCAGCTTGCAGATATTGTGCATCAAGACTTCCCATCTCAGTTTATGGATGACTTGCTAAGATTCTTCTGGAAATCAGCCGTCAAGATCGATCAGGACCTATTCAGCAAAGTTCATTACTCCAAGTTTACCGATGGAATCGTTATGCTTGAGCGTATTGTAGCCGATATTATACATGAAGTATCGCCTACTGCATTTGCTCATAAGTATCACTTTTGGGTAGCAAGGCCTGAAGAAGTAATTGGAGCTTGGGCCAGAGGTGAAGTAAAATTTTCGCCACTAACAGAAGATGCTTTAAAGCACTATGTCAATAAAGACGAGGTTAAATCTGATCAGCGCAAATTCACTATGTATAGCGAAGGATGCCCTAACCATCCGTCATTCCCGGCGATGCATAGCTCACTAGCGGCAATGGCTTTATTCTTTCCAGTAATATTCAATTTGACAGATGCTCAAGAGGTAGAGTGTAAAAAAATGGCAACTAATATTGCATATGGAAGGACATTTGCCGGTGTGCACTATCCGATGGATAATCAGTATGGATTAGAATTAGGAGAAAGAGTCCTTGAAATTTTGCTGCCAAAAATGTTAGAACATTACGGTGGAATATCAGAAAATATTTCGAAAAAAATATCACTAAAACGGACAAAATGGATCGCAAAGTAACTTTTTTATTCATTGTATATTTATTCTGTGTAAGTTCTTTCCTTGTGCCCGGTGATGCTCAAGTCACTGGGCACTTGTCTTATAGCATTTGCTGCGAGGATAGCAATTCAGCTGTGGACATTAAGCTTGCAACAAAAACAGTGTCTTCAAGATTTGTTGACATCAATAAAGCGACTGTTACTAATCTTTTGAAAGCAAATAGTATCGATACTATTGACATCTTAGAGGTATCAAACACTGGGTCCAGGTTGGAAATATTCTTTGCGGCAAAGGATGTAGTTTCATGGGACCAAGCAGACTTTGGCATACTCACAACCCACCATGCATACTACTCATATGCCAAGAAAAATGCGTTTATATTACCTGCATTTCAATTATTGCGAATAGATGAAGCTAAGGCGATAGATTTTGTACGCAAATACCCGGTAAATTCATTTATGTTTAGGCAGTCTCCGCAGAATCAATTTATATTTAATGTACTCGGATGGGGCCAGGTAAATGGATTTTTAGCAGACATGCGAAATGTTCCAAATAGCGTCAGGCTTGTCCCATACTTCAAGGAGCTTAACTGGAAAACAATATGGTACAACGAAAATGGTGTAAGCAAGGGTATCAGTAGGCCCGGTACAGGTTGGTAGGAATGGAATTAATAGAGTCCATACAGAATGATCTTGGGCAGTCAGAAGTTGCCGGGAAAAAGTCAAATCCATTTATACTTGGCATTATTAAATGGATTATACCCACTGCCACTGATGACAGTGAAGTAGCTTGGTGTGCAATATACCTTGCATATAAGTTATACAAATTAGGTGTATTCGAACTTCAAGATATTATGAACCATGGCAAAAAACTTGCGTCTAGCAGGTATCTTGGATCACTATTAAAGAAATCAGAAGAATTTCCACAAGTAGGAGATATTATTTTGCTATGGAGAGAAAGCCCATCCAGTTATAAAGGGCATATTACAGTCTTAAGCCGGGATTTTAATGATAGTGAATTATTCTTCTATGGAATAGGTGGAAATCAAAAAAACAGAATCGGGGAAAATACATTTGNNGTAAAAGCTTCGTTTAGGTAATCAATCTACCACCAATGGTAGTAGGCGCACTCCCAACCGGTGCGCCTTTTTTGCATAAAACATTCCATAATTGCGTAAAAATTTGGTAAATTTGTAACTTATACTAAACTTTATGAAATCAAGAATGAAGAAGAAGTATGGGTTTGGAAGCGTGATCAGCTCTGTTGGTGCCGTTGTTCCGGATCCTGTAACTAAGGCTATACTGATTGCAAGCGGTATAGGTATAAATTTTGCAGAGGATGCCATGAAAAAACAAAAGCTAAATGCTTCTTATAGAATCCAAGACGGTGTGGCATCTCAAATGGAAACAGGTGGCGAAGTAGATGCTTTGGTCGAAAGAGGGGAAGTTGTAAAGCCTTCTGACGGAAGTAAGCCATATTTAGTCAAGGGAGGAAGCCATGAATCCGGAAATGATACCAAAATATCTGAACCGCCAGGTACAGAAGTATATAGCAATGACGTATCCATAAAAGGCAAGTCAATGGCTGAATATGAGTCTTCGCGTATGCGAAAGGAAAAAAAGATGATCAAACGACTAGAGAAACTGTCTGAGATGAAAGGTGAAGCTACGATGTCTGCGCCGGTAGCAAATATGATACAATGGGAAACAAAAAATATAATGGAAGAGCTATCTGACATTTCGGAAGAAAGAAATGCACATATGGCTGTTCAGCAAATATTGTTTAATGCTTCTCAACATAAAGATACTCCAGAGATGGGAAAAGGAGGTAAAATGAGGAAGTATGAAGTCGGATCAAATATTACACCATCATCGATTCAAGAGATGCTTGCCATGCTTAATGCAGATAAGAGGTACTCGGTGCTAGATGATCAGGCCAGAGAGCAGCTTGCAGCACAAATTGGAGCAAGTGTAGATCCTAATACCGGCAAATATTTTATGAATTCCACGGATTCATCAGGTTACCGGTATGATGACGCTACACTTCCTGTTAAGTCGGAAGTTGCTTCTGACAAAAATACCAATCTGCCAGGAAATTCTGGATCAGGTTCTGTAACTGCTAAAGACATATATGGATATGCTGACCTTGGGGCATTAGCAATCAACTTGCTTAATTATAAAAATGAACCAAATTATTACGAAGGTTATGGAGATCGAGGGCTGGCCACCAACTCATTGACAATGGATGTTATTGGTGCCAATAGAGATTCTCAGTTACGAAGATCGAGGCTAGGAAGGAATACATCAGCATATGCAATAAGGAATGCTTCGGGAAGTACTAATCAATATCTTGCAAATATGACAGCGAATGATGCTGTATATAATGAAAATGAGCAAGCTATTTCACAAAATTATGATAACCAAATAGCACAAGCTTTGTCAAATAGAACAAATCTATTGAATAACCAAGATAGTGTTCTTGCAAATTCAAGGACTAGATTATATGATTCAAAAGAAAGAAGGTGGGATAATGTAACTTCTCAATTTGCAAAAGCTGTAAAAAACGCTGCATTATCCAGTGCTGATAATTCATCATCGTCTACTACAAATGCAGTAGATAAAAAGGAATTGATTTCTTTGCTATATAGTTTAATAAAATAAAATGGCTAAGTATCATAAAGTAGAAGGTATATCTACAAAAGAATTATCTTACTTCATGAGGAGGGATACTTCTAATAAGGATGTATATGGAAAATATATTAATGGATTAAAGCAGCCGGATATATTAGACCAAGACAGAGATATATACAACAGTACAGTAATGAAGTACATATCAGATGCAGAAGGAATTGCAGAAAAGTATAGATCTAATCCAAACTATGACATAGAAGGAGAAGTATTAAAAATAAGAAATAACTTGATGTCTGAATTTAATTCAGGAGTTATAGCTCAATTAAGGAAGAGAAAAACTGATTATGATAATATTCTTGAAGCTACTAAGAAAGCTAGAACTCCTCAAGAATATAATGAAGCATTTAACGCAATAACTGTTGAACCTGCAATAAATTCAGACGGAACATATGGAAAAGTTTATATGAAGGACTTTTATACATCAAGAGATGATTATGCATTTGATAAGTCTTTGAAGTCATTTATTGGTACTATAAAGCCTGATCAGGTATTATCTGATTGGACGCAATCAAATGATTTTGATCCATCTAAGCAAGATTTATATACGTTGGATAAAATAAAAAGCATTGCCCAAGACAAAGTAACAAGTGCAGCATCAAAATATATACTTGCATCAGAGGATTATAAAAGATACGCTGAATTAAATCCTCAAGCACCATTGCTAAATGAAGATGGAACATTCAATGAAGAAAATAAATTTGGATTAAAAGGAGCAGCTTATACAACAGCTGCATCCTATTCTATTGCTGATCAAATTCAGAAAACATTTATGGATCCTAAGTATAGGACATCATTAATATCACAAGGAGCATATGCAAGACAGGCAGCTACGCAACAAGCAAAGCCAACACTTGTAAAGCCATATGTAAATGATACAATGGATGAAATAGGTGATAAGAAATATTACCATAAGACAATCCCGTTTTTATCAGCTCCAGATCAATACTTAGATAGAGAGGATAATAAAATAACTACGCATAAATATGTAGATAGAAGGTACTCACCTGAGCAGAAAAGAAATATCGTCAGCAGGCTTAATGCGTTAATAACTGCATCAAGTAAAAAAGGAGAGGCTAGTACTGACATATCTACTGCGGAGGCAAAAAGAAAAGGTCTTGACAAAGAACAAACCCTTGTAATTGATATTGATGGTTCAGGAACAATTTATATTGACTTGAGACAAACTCATGCTAAGATACAGGATGAATTGAGGAAAATATTAGTTCCAATTACAGAAAATACATCTACTACAGCAACAGAATATAATAAGCAATAATGACTGATCCAATTAAGCAATTATACAATGATTTGCGAAGCAAGGGATATTCTGATTCAGAAGATAATCTAAGAGAAGCATTAAGAGATAAAAAGAGTGCCTCTGATTATTATAGATCAAATGAATCTAATCTTGGCTTAGATAAAGATTATTTCATGTCACATGTATATGAAAAATCAAATATTGACATTGAAATATCAAATAAGCAAATAGATATAGATAATGCAAAAATAGAGTATAAGAAGATACAGGATGCATTGTATGATAATGCAAAAAATAATAAACAGTCACCTGATGAACTATTCCAAAAAGTAGAAGAATTAGAGGGATATATTTCAACAGAAAATACAAATATAAATTCTTTAAAGAAGCAAAGAAGCTCTACGTCAAAAGTATATCAAAATCTATTGTATCCAGATTCAAAATTACAATCTGTAATAAAAAAATCTGGAATTGATAAACAGCTTCAGGAAACAGATTTAAGCACACAAGAATATATAAGAAAGAAACAAGAAGATCTTGTTCAGTACTTAGGAGAAGAAGATAGGAATTTATATTCGGTAGAATACCAGATAAATAAAGAGCTTGATAATAATGCACATATAAAAAGTGTAATTGATAATTTATCAAAAAAAAATAAAACATCAGAAAATGATATACAATATTTGGCTGCTAATGATGCATTATCAAAATCAGATCAGATATTAAAAGACCTTTATTCGTTTAAAGAAAGAAAAGAATATGAGGCAAATATTGGAATTGAAAATGCTATACAGTCAGAGAAAAAGAAAAGAAGTGAAATAACTGAATCACTTCTTCCATCAGGATATAGAGATAATGATCTTGTAAATAAGATGATAAATTCTGATCCTAAAATTAAAAGCGACATTAATTCCATAGATAATAATATTAGATTTCTTGAAAACAAAAAGGCTGCTATATTAGTAGACGAGAAAGGAATTGTATCATCGTATAAACCAAAAATAGATGCTGTTGATCAATTACTTCCAGGAATATCAGCAAGCCCTATAGTAAAATTAACAGCATATGCAGTTGCTAAACAAGAATTACTATCAGAATATAAAAAGAGATACGATGAATTAAGCGATTCTACTGTTCCAGACGTAAGGAGCTCTGGACAGACAGAAAACAGAGAACAAATGGATGATCTTAATGCTAAAATAAATAGCATTACAAAAGAGTTGAAAGAGCTATCACCTGTGGTATTGCTTAATAGAGGAAAAAATGCAAGTGAAGTTAATAAGTACTCACAGAGTATATTAAAATATTATGGCAACATTGCTGCATCAGGTGTATACAGGCTAAGTCAAAATATACTTGATACAGATCTTGGGTATATGGATGAAAAGATGAGAGCTGAAATACTTGTAAACTCATTAGATGATGCTGGAGTCAAAGGATATATGTCTGAAGGAGCAAGATCAGATATCTATGGTGATCAAGATAAAATATCAAAACTTGAAGCTGAAAATTCAGAGCTCATTAAAAGTAAGGTTGAAAAAGACACTAAGGATGGAAGAGTTGAGTATTGGACGGATAAAACAGCAAGGGACAGGTACTATAACAATCTAAAGGATATATCAAATATTACAGGATCCTTAAATAAAAATGAAGGAGTATGGATCGACTTGCTTGGTACAACGCTTCGATTTGGAGCTGAGACATACATTTCGTCATTATTGATGGAGACAGGGATAGGAGCCATGTCATCTATGGCAAAATTATCAAAGTACTCTGATAGGATTAAACAGGCATATGACTATTTGAGCAAAAATAAAAAGACAAAGGCAATACTTGATAACATATCTAATCCTGTAAAATTTGAGGAAGCTATAAAAGCAGGGAAGGTATCAAGAGGGGATAGATATATCGCTGAAGCTACAAAGGATGCTATTAATTTTGAAATTACCGGAAGGCTATTTTCCGAGAAAGACATATCTGCATCCGAAGGATTTCTAGGAAGCATTGGATCAAGTGCTGTAGAGGACATTACTAAATATGTTGGAGGAGGAGTAACTGGACTAATGAATACTAAGGCAAAAAAATTGCTTGGTGAGTTCATAAAGAGAACTGTTGGCCAGATACCGGCTGAATTCGTGGAAGAGGAAGGAGAGGCTTTATCCACAACAATAAAGAAAGCAGGACAATCAGATTCCATAGTATCTGCGGTTACAGATATAATTGTCAACGGACTTAAAGGCAATGATAGGTGGGAAACCATAAAAGAAGACTTTTCCCGGAATATGGGATATGACGCACAGAAAGATATATTGGTTGCCACAGCTTATCTATCAACTATATTTGGTGCAGCAGGAACCGGTCTGCATGCAAGGAAAATATTCTTTGACAATGGAGGCGATGCTAAGATGTTGGAAGATATGGAATTTTACCTTAAAAATGTAAAGTCTGTAAAATACGGCGGCACCACATACCAGTTTACCGGTGAAAAATGGGTTACAAACAAAAATGAGGATGTTGATAATGAATTGGCTTCCAAGCTATCTAAACTATCACCTGACGCTAAAAATGGGTCCTCAGCGACAATTGGTTCAAAAACGGCTATATTCGCAAATAACAGATGGGAAACTGAAACAGGAGCTCGATTGACAGGAGATGATTTAGACACTATCATATCCGCGTATAAGAGCAAAGAGACTGCTGAATTCGGATTCGATAAAATAGATTCTATTTCAGAAGGCGACAATATAGTTTCAGGGGAAGGTAAATCTATAAATGGGAAAGCAGGAGATGTAATATATGCGGACCGTGGCCTAACAGAGTTTTCTACGACTGCAAGAGAAGGGTTTGTACCTGTAAAATTGAAGTATGATGAAAGATTTATCGCGACAAGCGATGGCAAATACTACAGAGACCAGGGAAGCCCAATATCAGGATCTTATGAGGTAAAGACCGGAAGTGAATTTGCATTGGCCAGGGCAATAAAGAAAGCGACTACTCGGCAAGGAAGATCTCTTAGGATGATCAGCCGGTTAATGCCTAAAATGCGAGAAATTAAAAAGGAAGTAAATGGGTCTATGCAACGTCTTAGGGTCATACTTCATGATGCCGATTCATATTTAAAGCAAACGAATGAGGCTTCAAGAGGATATTATGATCCGGAGAATCATGTTGTACACATTAATTTGTCGGCAGCAACCGGAGTAACATCAACTCATGAGGTAATTCATCCATATCTAAATGCTATGTTCGATTCTGATCCAGAGCTCAAGACTTCTTTTTATAATTCAGTGCAGGATGATTATGTTGCATTATATGGTGATGTAGATGAAGCTATTGTTGAATATGCAACTGATAGAGCTATATATAGCATTGTTCCAAAGTTAGACACTGATCCTACATTTTTTTCTAAAGTATTAAATACGCTTCAGAATTATTTAGGAGCTAAAATACATCCTGACATAAGCCTTGGATCTTTAATATCATCTATTTCAGGTATATCTACTGAAGGAAAGAATCCTCTTATGAGCATGCTTTCAGACGTAAAGAAAAATGCCAAAAAAGTAGATATAGGATCATTTAATACGAATACAGATAGAGCAGTTAAGCTATTAGGAATATCTACTCAGGATGAAGATGGTATGCCATTTGCAAAAGAAGATATAGACAGAAGGATATCTGAGTCATATTCTGAAATGGTAGCCAGCGAAGATTATTTTGGAGATATAAATGAATCTGTTTATAACAACTTGGCTGAAATAAATGATGAAAGGAAGAAGTGGATAGAATTTATTGATGAGTCAGACTATCCTATTGAGTTCAAAGCAGCTGTGCTCGCTGAAGTATTGGGTTATAATTATGATAATGGATATAAGAAGAGAGGATATGGATTAGTTGATAGCTTAAATAAAGATCATGTTGCCAAAGTATTTTCATCAGGAAGTAATGAAGGAATACTAAAGCAGCTACATGAACTTAGAGTAAAAGATAAAAATAAGTATCAAAAAATAAAACAAACTGAATCTGATAAAAACTTAGAAGATGTAAATATTAATACTATAGAAAATACAGGAAAATTATCAACATACAGAAATGATATTAACTTAATTGAAAAATTAGATAATAATCAAAATGAATCATCTTTAGAAAAAAAATTAGAATATGCAAAACAAGTTATCACAGGAAGTAGAACCATTGAACGACTGGACCAAAAAGAGGAACGAGGCCGTATTGAAGGAGGCCAAAGAAATGTGGAAGCAACCATTATCGCTGGAACAAGCCAAGATGCAAGTGGAAGAAGTGAAAGCGGATATGATGAAAGACAACGACAGGAGAACGCACTAGCTGAATATGCTAAAAAAGAAGGCATTTGGGTAGAAGATTATGAAACAAAATACGGAGAAGTAATAGATGTTGGAGGTGAAGCAAGGGTTTATTATGATGGTAACATAGTAACTAAAGTAAATGATATATCATTTCACGATACACCTATTCAATTTTTTGATAGAATTACTATACATAATATTTTGTTCCCTGAAACACCGTATAAAGTAGTAGGATTTACACACAGAAATGATACGGATAGCTTTTCTGTAATAGTTCAACAACCGTTTGTAGAAAGACAAAGAAAAGCAACTAAAAAAGAGATTGCAGAAGAAATGTCAAATAGAGGATATGAAAGTATTGGTGGGAATGGGTTTAAAAATGAAAATTATATCATTGAAGATTTGCATAGTGGCAACGTATGGATAAGTCCGAAAGGTAATTTAATGTTTATAGATCCAATCATACACATAAACACATCAGATCAAGGATATGGAGGAACAAGAATAGAAAATGATATTATAATTAATAAAGATATACAACAAAATAACTTAACTTTAGAAAACAAATTAGAATATGCAAAACAAGGAGAATCAATTCAAAGACTATCGGAAGAAATTGAACGAGGAAGGACAGAAAGCGGTACAATTAATGCAGTCGCAACCGTTATCACAGAAGCAGTCCACAGAGATGTTAAAGAGAAACAAGGAATTAGCAATCCAAATACGTACAGCAAGATTAAAGAACTAGAAGAATCTTCTTTAAAGAATTATGCTGAACAAAATGGATTAATGGATGATTTGCCAAAAGGTGAAGTTATAAGTGATGGCAATGAAAGCGATATTTATCATAGTGAAGATGATACAAAATTTATAAAAGTAACAACACCAAATAACTATAATAGTTGGTTAGAAATGTTGGATAGCATTGCTATTCATAATTCAGAGAATCCTAATATGAAAATAAAAATATTAGGTTTTACAATAAATAAAGATGGTGAATTTGCATTAAAAACAGAGCAGAATAAGAATGAATCAAATAATCAATACCAAAAAATACCTACGACTACACAGAGATACTACGACGCAGGAGAATTGACAAAAACTGACATTGATCAATTTGAATCAAGTGTAAAGCTTATGTCAGCAGATACTGCATATGAAACAGCGATATCTATTGTTGACACAATATCTAAAGGAAAGGATGCGTTAGACATACTAGACTCACTTATAGACTTTGACAAGTCAGAGTATAATATGCACCCAATAGTTGTTGAGTCTAATAATAAGTTTCTAAGCACATATGTGATGCTTTCAGCTATTGCAAAGGCAAAAGAACTTGCAGAAAAAATAGAAGATAAATACGACAAAGAATTTGCAAAGTCTGTAATATCGTCTATACAAGCTTCACTTGGTGATATTTCAAGGCAGGCAGCATTAACACTTGCAGCATTTAATTCTGATATTGTTCCTGGAGAAGCGTTTGCAAGTGCTCTTCTTCCTCCTAATTCTGATATCAATAAAAAAGATTCAAGAAATTCTATAAATGAAAATGGAATACAAAGTACAGATAAAGAAGAGTTACAAAGAGTCAGCACAGAGATAAGAGACAGGTTAAAAAAGTATATAGATGATCCTAATGGAAGTATAGATGATATAATATCTAAATTACTTGTAAAGATATCATCTGTAGAAAATAATAATACAAACATATCGGCAGAGAAATATGCAAGATCCATAGGCAGCAAAAAAGCAGATAAGACAATAGAAAAAGGAAGAGATCTCATTGCATCTGCATTAACTAGATTAAAGAATATAGGATTTGCGTATGATCCTAAAAATGAATTAGATGCTCTTACAGACTTATTTAAAGGAGCAATATATATTGCATCAGGAAGAATATCGAAGGCTAAAGACTACTTTATTAATGCAATAGAAAATGTTTTAGGAAAGCCTGTAAGTTATTCTGAGAATAAATGGAATGATATTATAAATTCAGAGGAAGGAAAAGGAATAATAGATACTGCAAGAAAAGAATGGGCTATTGACAAACTAAAGAAGCTAAAAGATAGACATCAGAAACAATCTGATACGGATTTATATGATGAGCTATTTGCAAGAATTAGGGCCATTAAAGACAAGGAAGTTGAAAGAGTAGTAAAGACAATTGAGGAAACAATAACCAATCTGTCTAATGATCCTGAATTAACACAGAAGCAAGTTGATGTTTTAGAGTCAGCAATACTTCAGATGGAAAATGAAAATAGCGATACGGATTCTCCTGCATATAAAGAGACGCAAGATAAGATTGAGGAGCTTAGAGATATGGTGGAAATTCTATCTGGCAAAAATGTTATTAGTAAGCATTCTCCTGAGGTAAAAAGAAGAAGAGAGATAAGGAAAATTATAAATTCAGGAATAGAAGATAGAAAAACAACAATAAGAAGAATAATTAATAACTACATTGAATACGGATCTCTTAGATATACTCTATCAGACATGCTATCAATGATACTTCCTAAAAGTGCAGCTGATGATCTTGAGAATAGCATATTCGAAGAACTTGATAATATTATAAATGAAAAAAGAAAGTCTCTAAATAAAGATGAAAAAAATAGACTTACAAAAAGTATAAAAGACAAAAGTGCAGAAATAGAGCAACTATCTAGTAAAATAAACAGACTTAATTACTTAAATGCATCGTTAGATATTTTAGCAGATAGATTATCAGATGCATCAGGTAATGAGGCAGTTAATTTACAAAAACAAATAGAAAGCATAAAAGAGGAAATTAAAAGTATATCTGGACAAGAAGCAGTAACATCTAGGCAGGATATATTAGAAACATTAAAAAACAGAATAGAATTTCTTAACAATATAGATCGCACAGATGCAGAGGAATTAGAACTTGCATTTAATATTGATCTAATGAGATCAATAGAAGAGAATAAATCTTTGCGTGATGCTCATAAAGATATTGATAAAATAAGATCTAAATTGTATTCAGAATATAAAAAAGCATATAATAAGTCGGAAGAAAAAAGAAAAATAATATCAAATTTAGTATCGCAAATAGATAGTATAAAGGATGGAACATATCGTAAAAAAAGCATATCAGAGAAAGAAGATACAGATTCAATAAAAAAGCTTAAGGAAGAGCTAAGACAATTAAAAGGAGCAAGAGGAGTAATGGAGGGTCTTACTGATAGATGGACTCCAAGTAAACTAATGAAAGCAATACAGCAAGGCGCAACAAGCCTAACAGACTTTTATTCTTTGCTTGAATCGAATACAGGAATAAGCCCTAAATATAGGAAAGCTATTGCTTATGTTTCTTCAATGGTGCAAAATGCAACAATTTATGAAAATGGAAATGTTATAAATACAAGAATAGCTCAGAAGGCATCAGCTATAATAAGAAACATCAAAGGACAAATGCAGCCTTCATTGATGAAGAAAATATTTTATTCACTTGTTAATGAATGGGCATATAACTCTATGCTATCACATCCAACTACTACAATAAATTCAATATTAGGATCTGTAACAGGATGGGCAAGGGTTTCAGCAGAACTTGTATATCGCACTCTAAATAGCGATGATCGTAAAGTTACTGTATCTATATTGAAGAAAATGATGCATAACGGATCACTGGCAATGGCTATAGGCCAAATATCAGGAAGAAGTGAGTATGCTGTAAATGATTATGAAAAGCAAATTATGTCTATTGGAGTTATAGATAGAATATACAATGACACATTATCCGGGATAGCAAAAGATAAAAGTTCTACCAAATCTAAAATTGCTGCTAAAATACTTGTAAAAGCATTTGTTACACCTGTAAAAGTAGCTATGAATATATTTGCAGCTACTGACGTATTTTCAAGAAATGCATTCAGAACGTGGAATGAACAATGGGATTCATATGATAAATTAAAAGAAGTATATACCACTGGATCTCATTTGGGAATTATAGATGCTATGCATGATGAGCTTGGTTACAAAGAAGAAATAATACAGCAAGCAAATATTGAAGCAGATCGGATCTTTGGTTCTAATTCAATACTAAATTCAGTTCGTAAAAAAGAATATATTTCTAAAAGGATACTTGAGTTAAGAGAGTATCATATAAGAGATCATGTTCTTGTAAATCATGCGGAGCATACTGCAAAAAAAATGTTGCTCATAAATAATCCTGAAACATACATTGGCTCAAAAGCCTATAATATGCTACAACATATAAATAGGAATGAACAGGAAGTATCTGCAATGGCAATAGTAGGGATGTTCCTTAAAAACATGCTAATACCATTTGGAAGGAGCTTAATAAACTTTTCTCATAAACATACTGTAAATGCAATAATACCTGTAAGCTATGCTATGTCAAAATTAGGCATAAATCTTCAGTATGGATCTCCTCAGTACGATAACTACTTAAGTACTGTCAAGGCTAAAAAAGAATATGAAGCATTGTATGAGCAGTATATTTCAGCTGACCCAAAGATGAAAAATGAGTTAAAGAAGAAACTTGATGAATTTATTGGGGGAGGTGTATATATGCTAGATCACAAAGGAAAGGAAAGAAGAGAGCCATATACCAAGAGAGATCTAAGAAATGACTTCATAGAAAGCATGATCGGATACGCACTTGCCGGTATGATTTTCTATACATATGACGATGATGAGAATGACTATTCAGATATTGTAAAGGCCCCTAGTAAAATACGCGTCACAGGTAGCGGAAATGGCATTTTATTCAGCGAACAAAAGGCAAGCAATTATACTCCATATTCAATTCAGATTAAAAAAAATGGAACCTGGCTAACCATTGCCAAATGGCCATATATTGCTCCGCATCCTATATTTTTCTTCATGGGAACCATGACTGACAACTATTATAACAGGAATAGTAATTATGGATCAACGTCAAACCCGGTATATGAGGCCATGTACTATTTAAGTACTGCCCCGCTGGCGCAGTCTTCACAGCAAGGTCTTCAGACTATTGCCAACATTGCTACTGGAATTTCGACAAATGATGCAGATAGTGAAAAGCTAGAGAATGCATTTGCTACTGCACTATCTAATGTATCTAGGCAGATAATCTATCCAGGAGCATACGGATTCGCAACAGACCTAATAAGATGGGCTTCTAACAAAGATATAGTCCGGCATGAGAATCCATATATTAATAAGCTTATAAGGCTCCCATATTTTGAGCCATTTACAGATTTGGTTGACTACTCACCTCTTGGCAGAACGTACAAGACAAAGTTCCCTATTGAATATCTGAGGGGTGCATTTGAAGATCTAACTCCAAAGACAGATATCGAACAAATAGAGCAAGCTTTATCGAGTACTAATGCAAATAATGTTCTTAAATATTATAATGTTGGTAAAAATATATCAGATGATAAAGATGGATCTATAATTATAAAAGGATTCCCTATTGAAATTTCAGAAGAAATAAGACATTCTGTTGCCATAGAATATGGAACCAGATTAGTAGAAGATCTTAGATCACGTGATATTACATCTCAGAGCAAAGATTATATTTCAATAAGAAAAGCGATATATAATGCATCAGAGAAAATATTTGATGAAGTAACCAAAGAAATAAAGCATGTATATGTATCTCAATATGTAAGGTCTATTATTGAGCCATACATAAATGAAGAAATATCAGGTAATTATACTGAAGAAGAGTTGTATAGGATGAGCAGAGCTTATAGATACATTAAGATTAATGATCAATCTAAATCAGCAACTAAAGTATTGAGTGAACTTGGTATGGTAATACACGATGGAAGAATATTATTTACTAGAAAAATGACAGATGAAGAAATAGACAATGCAATTAATTCTTTATCACTCTGATATTGTTTCTTTATCTATTATGCTTTTTAATATAAAGTTTACTTCTTTTTTACCAGTAAGCATTAATCTTATGAACATATGAGAATCAATAAATGGTTGAACTTCATACCATGTTTTATTTATATCAGTAGCTCTTTCATCATACTCTTTATCTAAAAGCATTTTATCTTTTACAATAAACATATCGAAGAATGGAATATCAGGGTTAACGCAGTAGTCCATTAAATTATTTAGCATCCATTCTCTGTCTAGTCTTATAGCAATTACATTATCATTAGATACATAATCACTAAGAGAATCTGATGTAGAAATGTTCCTTATTCCTGTTGACTGATAATCATTGTATGCAATAATAGAATCAAAAAACTCTTTAACATCTACAAATCTATCACCTGAGACCTTCTTTGTCCTTAGGTATATAATTAAGCTATCTATTATTTTAGTATGTATCCCAGATGATACAGGTAAGTCAATTGCAAATAGAGTATCTTTTTCATAAATATTATTGTAGAAAATAGAATTATGAGATCTAAATAGATTTTCAACTGAAGAAAAGAACATGTCTTTTGTATACATGTAGTAATCAGGAAAGTATACATGGTATGATATCCAAGTATTCCTCTTAAATGAATATGAAATTGTAAATCCAAAGTCTTTAAAATAAACAGGATCATTAATATCTATTAACTTATCTTCATAGTGATAATTTCCATTTTTAAAAGAATATATTCCATCTAACAATGGTATTTTATCTCTCTTTGTTAAAATATATCTTTTATTAATCTCATCATATGTTCCAAGATTATAAGCATCGTCATATCTATGATTAGGTATTACTGATCTTAAATGAGATTTTAAATATTTAGTAAAGAATTCAGAATGCGAATCAATTAATGAATTTATTCCACTATTTATAATAAATACATTATGACTTAGCTCATCTACAAATATTACTCCACCAGGAGTTTTAACTGTACTGTGTCTATGCAAAGACCCTGCATATCCTGTGTCTGAATTTATAATCTTTACAGGTGGTATTGGAAAATATGATCCGTCACCAATAAATGTAACTAATCCATTCCTTACAACTTCTTGTCTTCCGTATATAAACTTCCATAATGCATCTGTAGTATGAACATAAAGATCATTATTGTCTATAAAAATATCAGTAATTTCATTATTATCTGATGGAATATCTCTAAAATTATTTGGTTTAAATACTCTATAGTTATCAGTATTCTCATTTCCAAATGATTTTTCACTATAAGCAACTCTTCTGCTAAATACTTCAACACATTCGCTGCTAAAATTATATGTAGATGGAATAGGATAGTAGCTTGATATTCCTTTAAGTGATTTGTAGTCTTTATTATAAAGATAAAAATCAGGAACAACAGCATTTTTAGGAATAAATACAGTACCAAATAGTTTTTTCTCAGACTCAAGTAACTTTGATCTCATGTATGAAAGAAGAATATCATTAGTTCTTCCTCCGGTAAAGAAGTGCTTATATATCAAAGTGTCTTCATTGTACCCATTGGATCTTAGCTGCCAATTATAATCGCTCTCTACCCATGAAGACATTAATTCACATGCAAAGGCTACAAAATTTGTAATCCTTGACATCCTATCCAGGGCCCTATCCTCTACAATAGCCTCCAATTGTGGCTCGAATCCAATTAACTGGAGGAATCCTATTCCAAGATCATATACTTCTCTCACCAGTAGAGATGTAAAATCCATTCGAGTCATGTAAGTGTTACCCCATACAACTGACTGCTTTCCGGTATGCATGCAATTGTGCGCACGCTCATACACAATATTATCAAGGACACAGTGGACATCTATGCTAGATTTAATTGAAATGTAGTATAGATAAGATGGTACCTGGGTTGCGCTTCCTCTGTTATCCCCACCATCATTACTGGCTACCTCAAGAATATCGGCATGGTGCACATCAGATGATGGAATATCAACCTTAAAAGGCTCATCCAAGAATATAAAACCGATCTTAGATAGTAGGCTCATATTTGTAAGCAAAATATCACTTACAGGGTACCTGGTATTTTCATTGAGAACATACTGAGATTTTATTTTATAGTTTGTCTGATTGGGAGCAATTGCTCCTTTCTGATCAATCTGCCTAGTCTCAAGTATGATATCCTTGTCTATAAAGCTAATTCCATCGCCATCTAAAACTATGCAGTCTAGTCTAAATGGCCAATATGTATATAGGTTTTCTGTCTTAATGTGTGACCCGGATAAACTTTCATCGCCTAGCAACATGGCAGGGCTGACATACGTCATTAAATCGGGTACCTGATATCTGGTCCAGTATGAGAATCCAAGTACATTATATGTGCCATTTCTGCCGCCTATGGCCGCCGGCGTAGCAATTCCCTTATCAATCACAGTTCTATTCTCAACTGTTTTCTTACTAAAGCAAATGTAATGCCCTACTATGTCTTCATGTGGGTATTCAATGTTTTCGAATTTAAGTCCTAGCCTTCTAAGCTTTCCATTAGAGTAAAGAGCCACCATTGACCTATCAGGAAGCTTGATGTGCCTTATTGGAGTTCCTTCAAGTGAATTTCCGCAATAATCGACACCATAATAATCAGCACAAAAGCCCTTTGTAGGGTTCTCATATACGGCTGATTTGCATTGATGATATGCTAGCCTTCCGTTTCTTCCTGCTGTATTATAGATCTCATATCGTTTCGGAAGTCCTTCTACTTTTTTTAATAGGTTAAGGTTTGATTCAGAATAGCTTCCATAAGTAATCTTTCCCGGAGACTTGGCATTGAATATATTGATCAGCTCTTTATATCGATCCTCTGTTATTATATGCTCCATGTCTGAATTCCATTCAGGATATACAGTATCGTCCCATCCTGATAGCGGAGGAACTATAGGATCAAAGTAAATACTAGTCTCAACAGAAGATGTTATTTTTAGATTATAATTATCGGTTTTGCTATTGTATGTTATTGTACCTAGCCTTATAGAATCAGTATCGCATATAGAGTCAATTAAATATTTATAGTCTCCATCCGAAGGCAAATGAAATTCATCGAAGTTTATTATTTTTACTTTCCTTATATTATTAACAAAGTATACAACTTCAATTCTTTCATTTACTCTAAATCCATCTGCATCCAATACAAACACATTTATTGTTACATAAATATCTCTGTCAAGACAAGTAGGTAGTTTTTTAGGTAGATCTTTACAGTCAATATCTTTGTTTAATGCAGGACCTGGTATATGGAATCCATAGTAATGATTCCCTCTTCTATCTACATATACTATTGACGCTGCGTGTACTTCATCTGCCATAAATGTATTATCCCATACGCCTGTTTCCATTCCTTTTTCTATGTACTTGTCTGCATCAATTTCTTCAACTATCCATGATACTTTTATCTTAGATGCAAATTTTTGCCAATCACAGAATTTGTATGGCGCTCCTTTTAGATATCCAAGAATCAGCCTATCTTCTGTTTGATCAATATATTTTGCTCTATAATAAGTATTTTTATCATAGATTTCATTTTTATCTACTTCTACTAAATCATCAATATTTCCAGTAAATATATACTCGTTGCTATGAATGCTAATTTTATTAGTAGCATAATACTTTGTTGGAATTCCATTACCAGAAGAGTGCTCTACAATTATTAATCTATATGATTCGAATCTTATATCTAAATTTGAAAATATGTATTTTATGCTTTTATTAGATAGTTTTTTACCTATTAGATTATTAATATCGAAATTAAATATCCCATAATCGCTATCGCTAACTGTAACATAAGAAGACATATATGTTGTAGCAGTAGGATTTAAGTCTGAGTCCAAATACTGAATGCCTACTGAATATGATCCGTATCTAACACTTCCTCCAATAGAAACAACAGTTGCTGTTTCCAAACAAGGAATTGTATAAGGTCTAAATAACTCCATTAGTGAGCAGTCATATACTCCATTTACTTTATAGCATTCAAGATTAGATAAATTGATTGACATTACAGGGTTATCGCAATCAGTAAAATAAATTACATCTTCGCATCCATTCCTTACTCTATAGGTCATGTCAACGAAATTTGTTATCTTAATACATGAATCTTTAAGAAGTATTTCTATTTTACAATCTTGAGTTATTTTAGCAATTTGAAATGATTCGTTATTTGACCAAATAGCCAAAATCGTGTTATTGTTTGAATAAACATGTCCTCTTAGTCTCCATCCAAGAGGAAGTGTAAGGCATAAATTAGTTCCATTTTCCCTTGAAATAAATGGTTCAGTATCTTCATCTCCTGAAATAACAACACCTAGAGATGATATCCATGATCCCCTTGGAATCATACTATGGTCTAACCCTGATACAAGACCTGTTGTTATTTCTCTTTGATTAGCCTTTTCCATTATTGTAATCCTATATGTCCAAAATAGCTTTCTTTTGGCAAATAATTATCTCTGTTCGCATAAATAAGATCGTATTCATCCTCAGAATTAGGAAGTAAAGCATACTCATTAGCTTGTCCGCAATACCACTGCCAACTTGACTCAGCATCTTGTTTTTTTCTCCATGCGGCAGGATCACTAATATTTGTGTCGAAATATATTTGAGCTTTAATAAACCTTATGTAAGCTATGATAGCAGAAATAAAAGATATCTCATCAGGAATTAATGGGTATCCTGAACTATCAAGTGGGTATCTGTAGTATGATATTGCAACACTGCCTTCTTCAAAGCTAAATAGTATCTGGCACTTACCTATAATCGTATAGGTTGGACATTCAGGGCTGTACATGCATTCTTCATCCTTACATACAAGACTTGAAAAAAAAGCATCATTACCTAGTCTTATTGGAGTATAATTATTGCAATAGAACGGATGAGAATATAATTTGCTATGCAAATAATCTACATCAAAAAACGGTCTATAATAAACAGTTCCGGCTAAATTAATTGGACATCCATTACAATCTAATTCTATTTTTTCACAGCATTTATCCTGTTTTATTATATCAGGCGAAGGACATGACTTGTTTACATCCTTCATGAATGCATCTCCAAATCCACAAATACCTTCTGTATTCCAGTTCTTATTGAAATTTGTATGCATTGCAATTTTGCGAATAAATTTAAGTCCTTTAGGAATACTTATCTTATTGTCTATTACTTCTCCGAATGCTACTCTTTGCTCAAGTGAAGAAACAGCATTAGTAAATCCAAGTGCCTCTGATGCCCACGTAGCAACATCTCCTTCTGTAATATCTTTAAAGCCGGTATTCCTATATATCCTATCCATAAGAGCTTGGATAGAAATATACTTAGTTATGAGTGCCATGATATTTTTGTTTTATGCTTCTTAATTAATTCCTTAATTGATGCATTACTATAAATATTGTAAAGTCTTTTTAATGGCCAAGGTCGTTTTGATTTTACCCAATCTAAACAATCAATTCTTGAACCTATTGGGCTCATAACTTTAGTCTTATTTATAAATGCATCTTTATCATTTATCCATAGTTTTTTTGTTTCGCTATAATTAACAGATAATCTCCTTGATGAATACGTCAATAATTTGCAATGCCCATTTAATACAGCATCTACTTTATCCCCTCTAACAAGATGCTTTCCTATTACTTCAGTCATCTTATCCCATATTAACATAAATGTTTTTTTGTCAATATCGCATATCTCTTTTAACTCATCTAATATCGTTTTTTTTGTAACTACTATCATATTATATTGCTTTGGTTTGGTACTCTGTCCTGTTCTTGTCTTGAGTGTCTTGATATAAGCTGTGAAGAAGCAATTTCAATTGCTTGGTGCATATATGTTTCATCATACTTAATAGACTGAGTGAAAATGTCTCCACATCCTGAAGATGATGAATTTCTTTTATTTTTGTTACAAAACGAATTAAATTCAATAACTTCAGTTAAATTGCTTGGTATTATTTGTGCTGTAATTAATTCAAAATTATAATTTCCGATATAAATATAATTATTATTCAAGTAAACAAATGGTTTATCTACTAAGAATTGATTTGAGTCTCTATACTTAACAGATGAAATATTTACTATATCAATAGATAAATTTCCTTCTATATTTGTTACGTTTTTTATAAAAATATTTCCAAATAAAATCAAAGGTGTTGGCAATTTATATTTTGATCTCTTTACTGTGCACTTAGTATTTACACACTCACATTCTGTTATTGGAGCATCTATTAATTCAATACAGTTAAGAGGATAGTACATCCAGTCTGAAGGAATATACATCTTAGATCTTAGCTCTTCTTTTATTATATATGACAATGCCCTATTTATAGATGAGAATACTTCTCTTGGGCGAAGTGAATCACTCACAGAAGGAATGCCTCTAGCACTCATGTTTTTTACGCTATAAATTGCTTCTTCTACGGTCATGGTAGTTTTAAAAAGTGGCAGGAATTACCTGCCACCGGTTGAAAGTATGTAGGCCGCCTTTGCGGCTTTAATTTAATTAATTTTATTGCTTCCTCCAATGTCAGCAGGTTTGCATTGTAATAATATGCAAGCACTATCTCTTGGTATTATTACTGCATTTTTTGGGATATAATTCAAAATATCACCTGGTTTCATATCAGGAAGTGGGTCTATTTGATAGACAAATGCATTCAATAAAAAAAACACAGTTGCTGTATCCATAATAATCAGTTTAATACATATCGTAAATTTATTAAAAACGTAATATTCCTATTTGTAAATTGAGGCATTACATAAATTGTATTTAAACTCCATACAAAAGGAGGTCTTTGTGAATTTAAACTTCCTCCTGTAATGTCATAGTAAGTAACATTTACGTCAATTAGCCGATATCCTGTTAAATTAGGAATGCTTATAGTTCCCCACGTACCTATACCATTTGTAGTAGTTGCTACGCTAAGACTATACTCCTGCGTCTCCTCTGTAGTATGTTGCCTTATTATCGACTGTGATACATAGGTGAGAAATCCTGATGCAGTCAATACCGGTGCAGAAACTTGCGCCATCCTTATGATTGGATGCTGATGGTCCCATGCTGCAAATATATTCGTTCCAGCGGTGCCAATTGCTCCTGTCCTTGTATCGGCTACACCATTCTGCATAGGGAATGATTGTGATACCCTTGGTATTGTAGTAGATCCTATCACTCCATTTACAGTGCTTGTAAGTAGTCCATTGATTGAATTCCATGAAAGTGCATTGGCAGATATAATAGCCGCAGTATCTATAATGCCATCTACATCCGAAGTCATTACATTTGATACTGAATTTAGTGTATTTGATCCGGCTCCAGATGATCCGGAAATAATACCTATCGTACTCTGCCCAGATACATTTAGGCAATAAATAAGTATTAATGATAAAAATAATGCCTTCATTCTTAGTAAGATTTAAAGTTTAATGCCACCCTTGGCTGTACCCCATTTATTGCCGAACCTACATTGTGCAGATAAGTTACAGTAATATTTCCTGAGAATGGAATATGGTTAATATCTAATGTGTTTGGATTAGATATTGTAATACTGTTTCTGGCAATAACAGTCTGTGATCCTTGGTTCGTGTCTACAATTATGTCAGAGCTTGTCATATTCTGCACTGTTATTTCCCTTGTATTTGTGGGTGAAGCTATTGTTGCTACAGGAGGAATTGTGTTTGCTGTTACATATAGTCTTGTAGAATTATATGCAGGAGTGGTTGATCCTAACGTAGCCAACTGGGTATTGTTGCTTACATTTCCATTGCTAAACTTTATCCCTGAAGTAACTTGATTAGGACCCATTTTCTTATCGCAGTCAAATATATTTCCTGGGCTTAATGTTGCTGGCATTCCATTATAAAAATACAATCCTGTTCCATCATATAATCTGTGCTGAATTAGATTTCTTACCTTCCTATACATTAGAACATTATATGTTACCGGTGGTGTTACCGTTGTGATAGCTCCTGATACATCATTCATGTCAAAAATGTACTGTCCGTAAATATGCCAATCTCCATCAACAGTTTGTATAAATATCCTTGCCTCATAGTTTCCGTCTTCTATAGAAAGCAATTTGTGAAATTTAGATACACCAAAATCAGAAGATGGTATGTATTCTTGTACTCCATCTCCCCAATCAATAAAAACAGCATTTATATATCCAGCAACTGTCGGAGTAAGAAAATTATTCAAATCTGGATTTGTATATAATAATGTCCTTGTAGTTCCTGTTGTTACAGTAAAAACAGAATTTTTAGACAGTGTTACTTCTTGTATTTCTATTCCTTTAACAACATTCCAAGATATTTCTTGATCATCTGTATTCAGCAATTCGTTTTTAACTAAAGGCTTACAACTTGATATAGTTCCTTGTGGTGTGTTGCCCTGTGGATTATATGGAGATCCTACTGGCGTTATATCGCAATAATTCTGAAAGAAGCTGCAATTATTTGATATTACACTGTATGATCTATTTACTTGTGTAAATGGCGATGTTATTACTATTGAATTTCCTGTCTTAGTGATAACGCAAGAACCTAAGCTTTTTACATTTCCACTTAACATTACTGCATATACATTAACAGAATAAGAACCATCAGCATGATTCAAATAGTTAAATATATTCGTCTCTGTTGTTGTTCCGACACCCCAATCAAATATGTACCTTTCCAATACATCATTATTAAATGTAACTGAAGGTGTAATTGTAATAGATGTATTTGATATTGATGTTTGCAATGTTCCTGCTATGCTTGCATTAATAATATCCCACACAACTTCAGTATGAAGATTTTCATTATTAAGTACATATGCACCAACTGTAAAATCAACTACTTTATTTGTAATAGTACCACACTTATTTACAATTGCCTGTGTGAGATTAGAGCAAATTTTAACAAAATTAATCATACTTCAATTTTATGTTTACCAATATTTAATTCAATTTTTACAACACCATTCTCTTTTGCAAATAAATCTAATTTGTATTTGTCAGCAAAAAATAAAGATTGAATATCCCAATCTGATTCTTTTATATTAGGATATAAACTACTGTAAGTAGCAACTTCTTCTTTTGTAATATATCTTCCATTGATCCTTGATCCAAAGACATATATTGTGTTACCTTCAAAAACATCTTCCTTCAGTCTCAATAAAAATGATTTATCTTCATCTGAAAAATCATCAAAGTTATTTATAACTTTATGCCTGATTACATTCTTAAACTCGTAATACAGTTTATGTTTATCTAATATTGAATTATACAATTCAATATTAATTGATTTCAAATCATCTAAAGTATAAACTTTATTTATTATAGTTGCTGACAATTTGATAGATTTATTGCAGATGTAAAATTACTAACGTCAACCATATTCCATGAAGCAGCTAATCTTGCATCATTTAAACAATCCCAAACTTCGCCTAGATTTGGATTAAGTCTAAATGAATAAATATGAGTGGCTCCACTAATAGGTATAAACTCTCTTAATACAATCCTGACATCCCTTGTATTATTGTATTCAATGCCATACCCCATCGGATCATAGTATTGAGTCTGTGCATTTGGATACAATGCAGTTACAAATCTTATGTCCGCAGATTGAATTTGTGAATTAGCATTAATTAAATCAACTATCTTGTTGAATCCTAGTCCATAACCCATATCTACAAAAGTTAAAGTAGGAGTTATACTTCCAATTGAAGTTGGTGTTGAAATAACTACATTGCCATCTACTTCAAGATAGTCTATAAAATAATCAGCGCCGGAAGTAATTTTGTCACCATTCACATCTGCACCATTAAAGCAAGCGGCATATCCAAAACAAACTGAATTTCTATTTGATACCGGAGCTATCGTACAAAGAGTGCTGCAGCTGCATTCAACTTCATCTACTTGACCTGTAATCACCATTCCATAGTTATCCTCATATCTAAGCACTATTATGTCCCCGGTAAATGGGTTCCTAACATATACTCTGTTCAGGTAGTATGACTGAGGATTCCCATCGATTGTTCCACACACAGTTTTTTCAATTACAGCAGGACAATCCGAAGTAACTGAATCTTCATTCCATCCTGGCAATGCTGTAGCCGGAATCAGAGCCCCTGAGCCATTCTCAATTAAATATTCATACTTTCTTGTTCCATCACATTCTTCCCATTTTACTAATTCTACCTCGGTGCATGATATACCTTGGTCAATAAGCTCTAAATTCTGACCAATCCTATTGAAAGTAAATGTACCAAATGAATCTGGTTGGCCCTCAATCCAGTAATGTCCATTGCTATCATCTTGAGGTACAGTATCTGATATTACCGAAAATACCTTCCATCCATTTATACCATTCCCGGAATAAGGACCACTTGGGTGAGTGCCTGATACATTATCGCCTATATAAGTAAATGTTGGCCCATATAAATTAGAGTCAGGATGGGGATTATCATATTTAGATAGCAGTGTCCATACTTTCGATGCCTGTTGTACAAGAAATAAATATTTTCGCTCAACGCCTATGATCTTCTTATCGCAATTACAATAGTCATCTTTGATTATAGATCCAGAAGGTTGTGTAGAAGTAATTGTACCTAAAACTCCTTTTTTATAAATACGGTTTCTATTTTCTGTACCAGTAGTTATGTTGTACTCAATTATGTCAGCTGCAAACCACTGAGATCCATCAATACACATAGGTGCCCATAGTATGCTTTCGATATCTTTTAAATCATCGTTACAAACTATTTTTACATTGTTAGCGTAAACTTTCTCTGTAGTAGTAGTTCTGAGCATATTTTCTGCCACAAATGCTACATATCCTGTATTGCCTCCTGTTGTTCCGGTAAATGCAGATCTTGTGCTATCTTGAAATGCCTGAACAATATCTCTACACTCATCAGCAGGGACCAAATTCGTATCATAGTCAAACTCGATCCTTCTTCCTCCAAGCATTGAAGTCACATTTGATATTGCTGCGTTTAGCAACTGCACACCTTGATTTAAAAAGTAAGTATCGTCGAATATTCGCGTTACATCTGAGGATAAGTTAGAACTAAAAAGACCAAATGCGCCGGTATATGCTCCATCTTCGATTCCTATATGAAATAAACCTGCTCCGATATTTATGACATCCCATTTTACCTGTGGGTTAGTAGCTGTATAGTAGTTTCCAGCCGGAGCCGTTGAAGGAGCTTGGCATGATATTTTAACTACATCGCATGATGAAATAGTATTGCTGTTATCACATACCTCAGCATTTAAAGGCTTTGTACCAGAGATTGTACCGTCTTGGTGGTTCAGATATATGTCGGAAGATATCGATCCATTTACAAGACAAATTATCTCAGTATAGTAATCATATCCAGTTGCCGTTTGAACTTTCCAGCATTTTTGAATAACCTTTGCATCTTTGCATAATGTAGCTGTTACCGGTGGGTTTCCTGTTACTACTGTACCAGCTGGCATTACTATATACTTGTGCACAATAACTCCATCTACACTTTCTGCATACAACAAGTAATAAGTATTTGGATCCGATATATCACATAGCAAAGTATAGCTACCTAATTCATAGTCAGAAGATGACGTTCCTGATATGATAGATGAGGCTATATTTTTTAGCTCTTTAACAATACATTCAAGCCAATGCAGCACTTTTTTATAAAACTCGATACTTGTCATATTATGATTTGTTAATTGTTAGAATAGCAGCACCGCTGCATGGAGTAAGCAAAAGATCAAATTCTGGCAAGGTAGTTGTATGTAAGTATGCAAATACATACGTAGCAGTTGGCACTCCTGTTGTATTGAATTTTCCTTGATTATATCCTGATTCATCCGAAGCTAAAGTGCATGGGGACGATGATTCAGGAGCATTAGAATTAAACCATGTTCCACCCGGGCTTCCCCCGATAATAGGCAAAAGATCAATACATGCTTCACCAACATCTATACTTGCAGATGTTCCACTGTTGCCTGCTTCAACAATCTGGAGTATAACTATTGTTTCAGCACAGCATCCTTTTTCATCGCTCAATTTATATGAGAAATAATAAAAACCAGTATCCGCAAGAACAGATATTACACTTGAATCTAATTCGCTTCCTTGAGAATATCCTGATATTTTATTTGTCGCCAGTGCATTATGACCACTACTTGTACTTCCGTATCCAACATATTTCCAAATTCCACCGTATGAAAAGTCAGAAAGAAGTTGAAATAAGTTGACGTTACATTCTCCAGATACTACTGACTTGTTAGAAGCTATTCCTGATGAATTGCTTTTGTATACAAAAATGCAAATTTCAGTAATTTGATCACAAGCCATACATTCGCTACAATCTTGGCAGCTATTTAGCGATGAAATATTCGCGATATACCTGAGCTTAAATTTTACTTGATCTTGATCTATATCAAAAATGACTTTCTTCGTGTCCAATAAATCGTTACAATTTCCTTGGAACAGGAAAGGACTTGAATCTCCTTCTATAAGCTCGTATCTTCCTCCTGAAATTGGCATACACTCTCCAGAGTATGATGATCGCAATGCATTCCATAGGTTAAAATTACCATGACCGTCACAAATATAGGTTGTAATAGGATTTGGAGCGCATGGAGCTTGTATCACATCCAGGACTAATTCGGCCTCATCATAACAACTTGAGTCATTGATTCCTGCACTGTATACAAAGCAATACCTTCCAGACCTTAGCATTCCAGTATCTATATTACCCATGTAATTTGAAGGAATTCGATCACCGATACTAATAAGGTGCTTAATTCCATCGATGAACAGAATATTATGCTTTTCTGATACGGCTTGTGTTAGTGTCCAATAACCACCTTCCGTAATGTTTTTGCCTGGCTCTGCCAATAGATTTTCAAAAAGGGATATAACACATGTTACATGTGCATCTTCATTACTCCCACACTTATCTTTTGACTGTTCAATATGCTTTGAACATACCTTTATGCACGAATTTTCCCCGGCATAAGCTACCGGAACTATCGATAATGTAAGCTCGAAAATTGAATCACACACCTCCCCAAATAATCCTACATTATTGACTACATAATGCCATGTATAATCCCCAATGGATAAAAGATTAGGGTTTATAATGGTACCTAATCCACCTGGGGAGATATTTACCCATGATCCATTTGCTAATTGAGCTACCTGTTCAATATCAAATTCAGCCAATGATGAACATACTTGGATTGATTTATCAATAGGTAGTTTATAGTCTTCAACGGTATCTATGCGAAGGATATATGAATTACCGCAATTGCCATACTGGCTCTTATACACAAATTCATAGATCCCGGACGGGGAATTAGTTAAGCCTATGATCGGATTATGATTTGTACCGATCAGCTCATTAGTCGCATATACTCTCTCAATGCCATCCACTTCTATTTTAGCGGACCCAGACAGTAATCTCCACCGGAATGAAGTGTTTGATATGCCGAGCATTGAGTAAATGCTCATTAAATTAGATCCTGACTTGCAAACAGAAACTTCAGTAGTACTTGACGAGCTGTTCTTGTAGACAATGTACTTGATCTCAGATATATTGGAAGAAATGCCGTTGATATCTTTTACAAAATATGATAATGAAACCTCTCCTTCGAAGGCTGCATTAGGGCAAAATGTTACATTTCCAAGATTATCTTTTGTAATTGTTCCTGCTGAAGGATTAGGAACCTGAACATCTAAACTGCTTGGATCTATGTCTCCAATGTCATTATCCAATGGATTGAATGTAATACATTCTCCAGCTTGTACGCAAACAGTATCTGAAAATGTTTCAGCACTGCTTCCGGTATCAGTGCATGAAGATTTCCTATGAATAGAGATAGTACCGTATGCAATAGACCCAGAAGTATCACTGATCTTAAATTTTAAAGTATCAACAGCAATACTATCAATTGGAGTGTAAACTACCATTCGATCTAATCCATATACTGCATTACCGTGCTGTGTGCTTATTTCATAGTTTGATATAAGTATGTCGCCTTCTTTAGCAATAAATGAGAATGAGCTTAAATCAAATGGGTAATTTGATGAAATGTAATTTTCTATATTTAATTTTACAGATCCACCTTTGCATTCCTGATATCCTTCTGGTATTGTTCCAGATATAGCATATAAATTACTATTTAAAACAGGAGGATTATCACCGCAGTCTGTACATCCAAGTTCGCCAATTATTTCTAATACACTCGGTTTACCAGAACACGGAACTACATTTATGCATATATTTCCGTATGCTTTTCTATTTTGAATATCACATACAGTATATGTCATACTGACTAAAGACTTTGGAAAATCAGAAGGGAATGTAAATTTAACCTCTCCGTTTCCGATATGCTTGTATGTTACATTTTTTGGTGTATCTATAATTAATGTAGGCCAGTTTATATTTGCATCACTTCCGCATGAATTATCACACATGTCAATATCTATCTTTATTGTACTGCAAACTATTCCGCTGTTGCATATAGTTGTAGCCACAATATCATTACCTTTAGGCTGACAAATATCAAATGATTTTGTTGCTATTAAACAGCACCCATTTGTATTTGTTATTTTTACAGATAGTTCTATTACACTAATATCACTCGATACGTATTCAAATTCTGCAATATTTGATTTAGAGTATTTAAGGCTTATCTGATTTCTGTTGTAAATCCATTCATATTGATAAGGCATATATTTTGATAAAGATACATCTGCCTTAAACTTCAGGTCTGCAATATTTACTATTCCATCACCTACCAAGCTAAATGATTCGCATGGGTCACATGTTTCTACTTCATAGCTTGTCTCGCATCCTCTATCATCTAATATGTATATTGTTGCCTTTTTGTTCTCATTATAACAATCTATGTCAATGTAATTAAAATAAACACAAAGTATTCCGTTGCTAAATGACTCTTCTTCATATGTCACGCAATTACCGGCGTCAATCCTATAATTAGGAGTTCCTGATATTCCAGAAATATTATATTTATTTAATACTCGTAACATTTACACAGGTTATATCGCATGAATTTAATTGAGCTACTTTATTTATTTCAATCTTTCCGTTTTTATTACATACAGTTTCTTCTTCACATACATGAATAGATTTAATAACTTTTTTTGGCATATATCTATATTTTCCTGTAAGATAGAAATCATTAAAACTTAATAATGACTTTGTGCAAGATACCCCATACCTAACTCCATTAGCAATTTCATTTGCTGTAGATATAAAATCACATTTATCAACAATTGCACTCATTGAATATTGCTTTTATATTCTTATTTGAGTATGATACATCATTTGCAAGAGCTTTAAATATATTACAAAGAACATCGCAATCACATTGATCGCAATCCTTTGAAGAAAGCAATGCAGAATAAAGCATTACTGCCTTAGATTCAGGATTGTTTTTAATAACATCAGCTAATATGCATTCTATGTCATGAATATTTGCTACACAATAAATAGTATTGTAAGTATTGCCGTCATTATCCTCTATAGTAACATTTACCTCATATATTCCTACTGAAAATTCACTCTTACCAATTATGCTAGGATAAATATAGATACTATCATTTGTTACAGTTACATTATTCCTACAATCATTTGTTCCATTTGCATATGTCATATTCTCACATGAAAACATATAGCATAATTTTTCATCTGAATCGAATAATATTAAACTATGTGGAATTGATTTAGTTGAAGAAATTGATATCTCTAAAATGCTGTTGTCTCCTATTCCATTATGTCTAGTAATATCTACATAAGATCCGTAATAAAGTGCCTCTATCTTTGATTTTAAAAAGAAAACGTTATCTGGAGTAAGGTAAAAACTATCTTGATCTACAACATAAGGAACATCTGCAAATAGTTTTTTTTCAGTAAGATATCCATATTGAATATATCCACATTTATTCATTGTCTCAAATCTAACTGTCCACTTACAGTCTGTAAGAGAATAGTCATACTTTGTACACTTAAATGAATAATCTTCTAAAATACCAGTTGATACATTATTTATGAAAATTCTACTAGGAATATATAACCTTACGTCAGCATCTATTGTAATGTTTAAAACTGAATTATCTGAAGTTGCTTCAACATTAACAGAAATTCCTTGGTTTGAATAGTATGAAGATATCGATGAAATAAGTATCCCAAGATTTCCAACATGCATACCCGTTATTCCATCATAATTCAATAAAACGTAATTATTGCTACCTTCAGTCAATGGTATATAATCCTCACTGCAATCTCTATTTATTACTACAATGTTATTTAAATGATAACTATTGTTTAGTAATGGAATTGAAATTTCAAACTTATTGCATTTAGTGTATTCCGTGCTTTCACAAATAGATATAGGATTATAGTGTAAGCATGAGAACTTTTTTTCTAAAAAGCAATATGCATAATCTGATAATGCTACAATTTTAACCGGAACTACTGTTGAGCTTGTATTTAATATTTCAATTTCATAGCAATTTGAATCGCTATCATACTTAACTGTGGCCTCTCCATTACGGCAATTTGACTTTAACCATCTGTTTATTGCTTCATTAAGCAAAATCAATTCAGAAGGTATAGATACATCGTAAATCCTATTTAGGATTTGATATGAATTACCTTGGAAATATATGTAAAGGTCCCTTATCTTTGTAAATACACCATTTATGCACTCAGGAGGAAATGGAACCGTAGTGTGTGTACCAACACAATCACTTATATTGTAAGTGAATCTTTTAGTCTTATTGCCACAGCAAGTTATCTCAATGTTATAATCGCCATTTCCGCTTACTGGAATATACACCAGAGCATGTCCTGTAGCATCTGTCTCTGTATTTACAATAACGCCATCGACCCAAACTGAAATTGAGCATCCAGTAATAGGGTTGACTCCATCAAAATATGCCAGGTTCAACTCCATCAAAAAACATGTATGCGATATCGTATGATCAATGTCACAGCTTAATCTTCCGTCATGGATGAATGTTCCATCTGAAGCGCATACCTTTACTTTATACTTGCATTTCAATAGCGAAGGTGTCTCTATCTCAATGTTAGAGGCTCCGGTCTTTAAATTATCGCAGCAATTTTTTTTAACGGTAAGAGAAATATTCTTAAGCCTTCCCTCGGCTATGAGCTTCCTCAATACATCATTCTGAACAGATATGTACTTGCTATTTGCGACATAATAAGCCATAATTGCAAAAATACCACATTTAACGTATTATAAATCAATTAAATATAATAATAAAAATTTAATAATAGCATTAAAACGGAATATCATCGTCCGTAGGGATCAGAATATCTTCAAAAGCATCTTTCGCAAGCCTTACATAGTAATCATTTAGGCTCATTTCAAATTCATCAAGGCCAGATCCAAACCTATATGTATGGGAATCTCGGTCCCACTCGCAGTCTATTCTTCCGATCTTTCCGGTAGCATCTGCATCTCTTAGCTTTCTGATGTATATCTCTGCTGTATTTGGAGGTGCCGGAGTATCGCTGAATCTTGACTCTCTATGAACAACTACGATATTGTCAAACTTATTGGCAGCCTGGGCTCCATGCGCTATATCATAGATATCAGGAGCCGCATAGCTTCCTGATTTTGTCTTTGTTGGCTTAGGGGGATGCATTACCACAATAAATGCATCAAAATGTCTTGCTTCCTTTATGCTTACATTTAGCCACTTTCCCATGTAAACATCATCACGATCATGCCCGAAGTCATGGTCTAATTTATTAAATGTATCAAGTATAAACCCATTGATACCGTATGTTTCTTTTAAATAATTAAGCTTTTTATAAAGCCATTTAGTATCACATATTTCTGTTTCATCAGGATATATTAGATAAATCTTATCCTCCAAGAAATGATATACTTCAGCAACTTCCTCATCTGTTGCTACATTAACATTTTCTCTACCAAGTCTGTCAAATCGCTGGATATTCTTCTTCAACAACATGCATGCTATATTCTCAAAATATTTATCTACAGGATATTGCTCGGCAGCAAATATGGCCCATTTCCAGTTAAAAGAAATTGCTGTTATTGCACATAAATACTCAGCAAATGTACTTTTACCCATATTTGCATATCCAGTAATACAAGTTAATTGGCCGCTTAGAAATGAAAAATAATCATTCAATGTCTTAACAGGAAGTGGCCTTGCCTTTGGCCTACCATGCTGCTTATAACTCATAAGCAGCTCCTTTAACGGTCCAGTTAAAGTTACAATAGACTTTACCGGGAAATCAATGGCTGATTCTATCATATCAAATAGAACCTTGTTATTTTCAAATGAAGTAAATCTTCCTCTTGTGTTCCTGTTTATAATATCATCAGGGTCCTTACACTCAATTGGATATTCAATTATCTTGGATTTTCCTTCTCCTAAATATCTTATTAAGGCAGATCCTGTGTAAGTTCCAGCCTTATCATTATCAGTAGCTATAATGAATTTCTTAACATGACTTAGCTCTTTGTAACAATTAAATAGACCTGCAAATTTACCTATAACTTCTCCTTCTGTTTGAGCTCCATTTTCTAAGCTAACTATTCCATATTTTTCATCAAGACCGGCTTCAATGCAAGCAATTGCTCCCATTTCTCCTTCTACAACTATTACCTCATCTTTACCTTTCACAGAATTTATATTGAATAATATTTTTTCTCCATCAGTTTGTTGAGAAAAGTCTTTTGTACCCACAGATACAGATCTTGTCTTGTAATTAATTAGATCATCTCCACGGTGATATAGGAATATGAACTTATCGTCATATTTTGAGTATGATATTAATTTATTTGACACTAATTTTTTAATAGTTCTTTCGCTTATTCCCCTTGAAACAAGATAATCGATAACTTTATTTGATTCTTTATGTTCAACAAATATAGGCCGTTTGTATTCTTTTTTTTCAGTTGTTACATTTCCTTTAGAATTACATTTATGGCAAAAATAAAAACCAGTATCCGGTTTAAATGCAAGAGATTTATTTCTATCTTTAGCTTTGTCGGCAGAGCAGAAAGGACAAGATGCTCTTGAAAACCCTTTACTATCTGTTTTGTTAGCCTTACTTGTATCTATTCCTAATTTACTTAATTTATAAATTATTATATCATTCATATAAATGTTTGTTTTCTTCAACACTTTTAGCAAGTTCCCTTCTCGCTATTACAGTCCAATTAAATATATCCTTATTTATATTTAATCTATGTGCAATTTGATGCAATGTCCATTGACTGTTATAACTTTTCATTTTAGCATAAATAGGCATTTCATGAAATTCTAAATCCTTAACTTTTTTACGCGATATGCTAAATATATTAATTTTGTTTTTATCAAGAACTTTGAATTCAATTCCATTTATTATTATCTTTTCTTTTACTTCGCTTTGAGAAATATATCCACATGAACATACTTTATTAAACATAATAGCTTTGCATGCAGGACATACTTTAGGCTTATGTTTTGATAGTTTTTTCTCAACACCTGTCTTTAATGATAAATCATCGTCGTAGTCAATAAAATCACCAAATGTTAGCACATTAGATCCTATATCATATATCGTACAATACTCTTTATTAATAAAGGCCCTGAGACCTCTACCAACTATTTGAAGATAACGTGCAAATGATTTAGTTACCCTTACTATAAATACATTCAAAACAAATGGGAAGTCTGCTCCTTCTGTTAAAATATCACAATTAATTAGGAACTGAATATTTCCATTCGCAAAGCGATCATATATAATCTCTCTTTCATTTATAGGTGTATCACCAATAATATATTCAGCTTTAAGTCCTGATTCATTAAATGCGCTGCATATTTCTTTTGTATGAGCTACATTTATGCAATAAACAATGCTTTTACCAATACATTCTTTGGCAAGACTTACAACGTGATCAGTAATATGAAGCTGGCTAAATCTTTCAAACATTTGCGTTTCGTCATAATCAAAGTTCTTTGTTTTTACACCAGACATATCTATCTTACTTGTATAAACATACTTTGCCGGAACTATATATTTTTTTTCAATTGCTTCTTTAGTTTTTATAGGGATTATAAGTTCTTGGAATAATTCACCAAATGGCTTGTTATCTTTACGGAATGGTGTTGCAGTTATTCCTATTAATTTATAATTTGTAAAATAATTAAGTATTTCTAAATAAGAATCACCTAGTATATAATGTGCTTCATCAACTATTATTAAATTAAAATATTCTCTATTGAACTTTTTATAAATCTTAATCATGGATTGCCTTGAAGAAATCTGTATTGGAAGATAAAGCTCTCTTTTATGCTTTCCAAGTATTATTCCTGATGCAATATTAAACTGATCTAATAGTCTTTTTGCAAATTGCCTTACTAAATTATCTCTGTGCACTAATACAAGTGTTTTTCTATTATAATTATTTCCATCTTTTATAATATCACAAACCACTGTTGTTTTACCTAACCCCATGCATAATACAAAGCATACTTTATCAATGCCTCGCTTGAATGCATTATAAATTTCATTCTTTCCTTTGATCTGATAATCAAATAGTCCTTTAAATGAATTCATATATTGTACTCGGTTTCATTAATCGCTATCTCAGTTTCTATTCCTGTGGCTTTACTCACTTTATCTACGAAAATATTTCTATTGGAATTACTTTCAGACAAATGTGTTAGAATTATCTTCCTGCATTTAGATAAGTCGTTTCTTTTAAGAAATTCTATGCAATCATCAATTGACATATGATTATTCCTTATTCTTTTAGCTAATGAAGGATGGTACTTTCCAGATTTAACATTTTCATCTAATAAATCATCACTATAATTAGCTTCAACAATAAAGCATGTTACATTTGTAAATCTAGTTAATATCTTTTTACAATCAGTTGCAAAAACAACGGTTCCGATATCAGGATTATTTATGTAGTATCCGTATGAATTTAATGCATCATGTATAGTTCTGAACGGTATTACTTTAAAACTACCTATACTATAACAATTTTCATAAAGAACATGATTGTAATTCCTATGTGTATCTTCTTTAAATGTTTCTTTGGCACTATAAATATTTATACAATTATCTGCGAACTGCTTAATATATTTAAAGTGATCACCATGCTCATGAGTAACAAGACATCCAGAAATATTATTTAAATTAAAGTCAATGCTTTTTAGAAATATTTTAAAACTAATACCACACTCTAATATTAGCAAATCTTTATTTCCTAATACATAGCAATTGCCTTTTGACCCAGTTCTAATTACTTTAAACATTGTGATTATTTGATAAATATTGTTCAACTTGTTTCCATGCGTCATCATCATCATTGTCATGTGAAGAATCTTCTACGATATGCTCTCTTTCTGCAGCATGGATACGAGCCAAAAGCATAGCATCCACTCTGTCAGTATTTAATATTCCGTCGTAAACCATATACTCCTTTAATAAACCAATATCAGTAATAGTATGCAAATTTAAAATTTCTGCTCCGGTTTCAGGGTCTAATCCACGAGGTGTCATTAACCAGTCTAAGTCGTATTTTTCAGCATCGCCCCTTATGATAGAATTCATATGGCATCCTTTTGGCCTAGCCGAGCTTGAAGATTTAAGAACCTTTTTTAAGAAATAGTCTGGCTTCTCCGCAAGAAGATGCAACTTCTTTCTCTTTTCAAAATGGGTGTATACCTGAGTAGTCATATTTTCATGCATACAGTCTAATCCATATATAGACAAAGCTGCAATAATATTGTCGTTAAATTCAGCCGTGCCGGGCCTTCCCCAATATGTTAGGCAAATTCCTGATCCAAAACCGACATCAGGTGTATAAATTACAAACCCAGCAATACTATTAGAATGATCGGAATGGTCCTGATTTACAGGATCATAACCGCTAAATGACATATTGGGCTTCTTTACTTTTGACGGAGGAATAAACATTACTGGACATCCAGGCTCAAAATGAGTTACAGGGTATTCATTAAATGGAGTCTTTGACCCATCGGTAACTACTTTGTATTTATATTCACCCGATTCGTAATAAAACTCAACAGGTGTCCCTGTTTTCTCATAAAGTTTATCGGCTATTACTCGATCAAGATGGTGTTTTATAATAGATGTCGGGTACTTTGTATTTGAAGATCGAAGAAATGCCTCTGATGGACTATTTGCGTGCTCAGTCATATATAATCTTGCATCTTCATTCTTTCCTTCTTTCATTAAATTAGATATGATATCATCTCTATGTTTCTTGGCACCTTCTCTATCAGAATTACCATCTTTATCTATAAATCCTTCTTTTCCAATATAGTCAGGATGAAAGTAACCACCAGGCTTTACCTTACCTTTATCCCATTTGTTTTCATATACATTGAAACCATATAAATCGGCTTCATAAAATTGTTCTGCAAAGTCTAATGTGCCTCCATCCATATCTCCACCTGTACCGAATATGATCATAAATCCTGTTCTGTATTCACCTGCTTCTTGAGATGGGCTTATTACAGTATATGATTTCTTCCAATTTGGGAATACTCCTGCTTCATCTACGGCTGCAAAATCAAAATCAACACCTCTTGCAGCATCAGGATCATCATGAAATGAAACAGCAATTATTTGACTGAGAAATCCAGCCTCTACATGTAGTTTTGTAACAGGGTCGTATTCTAAAAAGCTGGCTTTCATAGTGTTTTTAGCATCGCTTTTTTGCCTTAACTTAAGCCATGCAGTATACTTATTTAAGAAATCAGCATTTCTTCTTGACATATCAAATATACCATTCCTTCCAAATAGATACTTATTGTCATACGCACATTGCAGAATAATTCCATTCGGAATAGTATCATATCTATTCGTTGACATTGCGCTAATCTTGTATGTATATCCTTTCCTTCTTGCCTTAGCTACAAGCATGTTTTTGCCTCCGCAATTGTATTTTGGTATATTTTCCAGAAATAGATTATTTAAAAATTCTTCTGTACAACCAAACTCAGATATAGCACAATTCCAGAAAAAATCATAGTCACCATCAATAAAATTCGGAAACCCAATTATCTTTCTAATGCTTTTAGTTCCTATAGGTATATTATCAGGAATTTTTTTTATCCTAGAATAGTTTAGGTAATTATAATGGTCTCCGGATATACTAAGGCCACCTATTGTTATTCCATTTATTCTTTTATCAAGCTCTTCCTTCCAGAAATCATACCAACCAGAAGATCCATCTTTGTAGTCAGTAAATCTTCCATATTTTTCAAAATGATTGGCTGCATCAGAAAACATATTTGTATTTACAAAATACCCATCTTTATTTCTTAAGAACATAATGTAAATATATTAATTATTGGATACAGATCATTATTTATTAAAATAAATCCATAATTGTGGATGAAAGAGTTGCGGTGAACATAAGTGGAATGACTACACGTAATAAACGAGCGATTTCTTCTTCATAAAACTGTGGGCTAATCCAGTGCATGGCATAGTCAATTACAAAAAATCCAATAATGTATGAAATAGCATATGAGGCTAAGTCAATTGCTGCTTTTTTGTTTTTTTCAGAATTCATATTGAAGTTAATTTATATTTTATGGCGTAGATATTTTATGGCGCATATATTTATGTTACCTGCTATGCCACAGAGTTTCGTACTTTTTTAGGCATTTAGAGCAAATTGAATTTGTGTTTATAAATAACGGTTGCTCTTTCAAAGGCAAAAAAGAAATAATACCGTCCCCATGTGAACCTTTAATATCATTGCTCAACTTGTAGTGTGTTGGTATTCCTGATAACGACAAGCTATTGTAACCACCATTCTTTACTGAATAGCCATTCGTTTTATGCTTCGGAACACACAACACTTCCCCATCAAGGGCAATATGTCTTTTTTTTGTAGCCCAGCAAAGAGCAACCTTACGTTCCTGCGAAAGCACAGCAGGTAACATTGGTTTGGCAATATTGCCTTGAATTTCTATTGAACTTTTGTACATAATTTGAACTTTTTATTTTTAATTAAACATTTGTAATAAATTGGGCATCGGCAACATCGCCAAGCCAAAAAACGTTAGCTGCTATGCTACGAACCGAGTGCTAACTTAATAGCTTCGTTCAATTCATTTTCCATTAGGACATATCCGTGCTTACCTTCTTGGATTAGTTGCTTATTTAATTTTTGAATATCTTTTAAAGCATTTTGACAAGCAAGTAATAATTTTGGAGCAGAGGCTATTAATTTTGCGTTAGCTTTAGCTTCAATTATAGTAGAAATATGATTAAATCCACAATAACATTGTGCAATTATATCTATACCTCCGTTTTTTGAGCAGTCATTAGAAGATACTATTTCAGATTTATCTTCATTTAAAATCCATTCTCCTTTTGTGAATTTTTGTTCCATTTTTTTAAATTGTTTATGTTTGACAATAAGCACATCAGCTAACATAGTGTTGCCAAAATGGGGGCAGACGTGCTAATTTGAACCCTTGTAATTCTATTGAACGGTAGTGCTAAATTGAAGCTGTGGTATTCTAAAACCGCCTCTTCGCAAAGCATATGCCGTTAGTGGCAATTAACGGGCGAACCCATCACAATTACCATCCTCATCATAAACATACCTATTCTGCAATGCAATCCTTTCCGCTTCTTCACGATTATATTGCTCCTGAAAATGCTCCAGTTCAATATAATGTTCAATCGTTGAAATTGCCCAAGCCAATCCCTCCTTAAACCCTTTTGCATTTGCAGAAGTAATTTGGTCTGTCTGATTACCTATAAAAGCATCGTGCTTTGACCTCAATGAATTAACTGCCGCTAACAGCACATTGCCAATAGCGGGTTTTTCGTTGTTAATTGTTGCTTCTTGCATCTTATTACAATTTTTTGTTAAGCCGAACATTTGTGGTTTTAAGTCCCCGCCATCGGCAATCTGCGAAACCATTAGCTGTCAGGTTAAAACGACACGACTTCGATAACTGAAAATGGAATTTCTTCATAAAGGAACAATGCATTCTGTAACCATTAATTCTAACCATTCATCTATTGTTAAAGAAACCGGAGGAGACCCCAGGCCGGATTTATACACAACATACAAGTCATGAATTATCTCCTCGGATTCTTCTTCACTAACAAAAAATTTTAATTTTGATTTTACATTTGCTTTAAATTCAGTAAAATTAGAATGGAGGTGCATCTTTTTTATCTTTACTGTTTGTTGCAGCTGTATTGTCTTGTGCATCAGTAATGCTATTATTATCGCCATTAAATGATATTGTAACATCAGTTGATACTTCTTTGTTTGATTGCACTTCACTCCATTCAGCATAGTCATTACTAAATAGATCTGCTACTGAAGATACAAGATGTGGTAACCTAAATGATAGTATCATTCTTATTCCATGATATCTTAACTTGTTTTTAGGTGCAAACTTATATGCTTCTGATTTATTGACAAAATCATCCTTTGAAGTAGCTGTTTCCTCATAAATCTCATTTCCTTTGGAGCACCTAACTGTTACGGATTCTTTAGACTCATTTAAATATTCGAGCACATATCCCCTCCTCGTTAGGAGAGAAGCCATCTTATCTCCGTATGGAAGTAGAACGCCTCGTATTATGCAAAATGTCTGCATGGATTCAATAGCAGAAAGACCCATTTCTTCTCCGGCTTTAATTTTTACATAAGCTTCTTCTGCGGTTGTTTTACCAAATGATCCAGAACTAGCTATGCGCTTGCATAAGTCAAGATCACTCTTAATTTTTACAGTATACAATAGATGCTCTGCAAAATCCTTTGCAATTGAAGGCATAGAATCTGCGAACTTTAATATCACATCCATTGTCTTATCATTTTCAACAAGATTGTTGATTCTATGGTGTGCCTTTACAAGATCTTCCTTGTACTGTGAAATTAATACTTCAGGGTCCGTATCATGTACAGCTTTTTCTGATTTTAAATCACTCATTGTTTGATACTTTTAAATTAGATTGATTAACAGATAATTTAATTATTTGTGTGTTCACACTGCTTACTTCATTTATAGATTCTACATTATCAACAAATATAGGCAAATATAAATTATAAAAAGCAGACAATACATTAATTAATTTTAATCCAAGATTGATCTTGTCGGCAGTGTTGAGTTCAATAAACTGAACATCGTCATATGTAACAATGCAGCATTCCTCTTTGTTTCCATTGATAAGGTCTCTAAACATTTTAATATAGATACCATCGCCAAAGTGTTTATTTACTGATTCTTCAATAAGAGATACTTTGTAATATATGAAAGCATTAATATCTGAAAGAATCTTAGATAGTGAAGCCTTTTTAATCGCTAATTCTTTTATATAATTCTCCTTGAATTCTCTCTTTGATACAAGTTCGGCAGTCATTTTAAAAGGCGCTGACAGGTCAATTATCTTTTTTGTTACTTCGTCTAGCTCTGACGTATCAACAGAATCAATTGTATCAAATACTATGCTATCAGATTCATCAATAAGCATTTGTATTTCTTTAGTATCGGAAGGAATAGTTAAACCATCCAATAATTTTTGTGCATTTGCTATCTCTATTTCAATTAACTTAATGTTATTCTTTTCAGATTCAATTCCAGCAGAGTCCAAGATACGCGGCACAAGACCGCGTATCTCTTCACTCAAACTAATGCCGATTTGTTCAATATCTTTTAGTTTTGCTTCTTTTTTTGCTTCAAACTCCATTATTTTATCTTGCAAACTTTTATTTATTACTTCTTCTTTTAGATCGGCTCCACATCTATCACAAACCCTAGCTATACTTGCTGCTTCTGAGAATACCTCAGATTTAGTCTTGGCATGTTTATCCCTAAGTTCTTGTAATAATATGTTTTTACTGCTAATAACATCTTTAAGCATTTTATTATAGTTCTCCGAATCTTCATTGGATAGCTCAAGGCTTTGTAGCTTACTACTTATTCTTCTCTTTATTGAATGCTTCAAATTAATCTCATCTCGAAGCTCTTTTTCCTTCAATGTGTAATCTGCTCTAAGCATGTCTCTTTTTATTGCAATCTCTTTAGTTAATTTCTCTTTTTTTGCATTCTTTTCAATATTGGATTTTGATAAATAAGAATACTTGGCGTTTAGGTCAGAAATGCCGGCCATTATTGCTTCTTTTTGCTTCTCAAGAGCTTCAATTTCTGTTTTAGCGCTTTCGTCTGCATTAAAGCTGCTAATAATAGTTTGTATTTCTTGTAATTTTATTTCTTCAACGGCCATAGATTCTTCAATGTCAGATATTTCCTTGGCCGTATTTGCCTTAAAGTCGTAAATATCCATATTATTCCTGGCAGACCACATTTCAGGCCATCTTGAAGCCAATTCATTATCACTCGGAATGTTTGCCATGACTGATAATATATTTCTTCTTGTAGTCCATTCAATAGTGTTGAATTTTAGAGGATCTGTGACAATTGGGACTATATCTTTGTTTATAATTGCAGATAATATAGACTCATACTCTGTTTGGGTTTTGTTTTTATTATTATAATAATACAAAGTGGTGTGCTGTGAAAGCCTTTTTTCTCCGGTTGCGTCTATGGCATAAACCTCCTTATATACTTTCTTTAAAGACATAGGAGTTGTATCATCTACAAGAAACTCACCTTCTACGATGTGATCAAACTTGTTCAGATGCCTTTTTTTAGAATTTTTGATATCAAAATGCGACCTATTATCAGGTGACTTATTGTACAATAGGTAAGAGAATGCCATTGCGATTGTTGACTTGCCTGTCCTATTTGCTCCTGATATCAAAGTATTATCTGAGAAAATAAATTCGGTTCTATTTTCAAAATGTCTGAAGTTGTGCAGAACTAGCTTAAGTAATTTTAGTTTCATGATTTTTTTTGTTAATGATTACAATGCAAATGTACACGAATTACAATGACATTGCATTAAAAAATAATAATAATTTAGAATATTTTTAATAGTAATATGTATATTATTGTATATAAGCACATTACATATTATATTGTATTTAATACAATAAAATTGGTAAAAAATACTTTACAATGCCATTGTACATGTTATATTTGCATAAAAAAGCAATGTTTGGCAAAAAATTAAAGGAAATTCGATTGGCTAGATCTATGTCCATAGATGAACTTTCTACATTAACTGGGATCAGTAAATCATACTTGTACTATATAGAGAAGCTTAACAGTATGTCTTCTGTTAAGGTGTCTACAATAGAAGACATTTGTAATGCAATCGGAATTGAGCTTCCGGCATTTGTTTTACATATATCTGACCCAGAATCTGATATGTTAAAACAAGCAAAAGAACTTTCTAAAGCGTACATTGAAAATAAGAAAATGATATGGAAGATAAGTTGATAAAAGTAAATCAGATAATATCCAGGCTGGAAGAAATAGAGTCTGAAATTTCAGTAAATATTGATTTGTACGATGCTGTAAAAATTGAAGATCATGCAAGGAAGGTTAGCTCATTGATTGCTGAGTCAGGATCATTGCTTGCTTTATCAAAAAAATTAAAGAGAGAGGCAATTGGGTCTGAGATTATTTCAAAGATAAGAGATCTTTCCAATCAAATACTTCCTGCTTCAATAGCTAAAATGCAAATTGACTCAGCTGTAAATATATACTACTACATTGAAGACTATTCTGAAAGGATGAATACAGCCTGTACACACAGAGTTAATCTATGCATTACTCTTATTTCTAAATATAAAGAGGAGATGCGTCTTCATAATAAAGCAAACGGTCAGTAGATGGATAATATGTGGTTTAAGTTTAGGCCGGACCGCTGGATAACCGGTGACATATCTACAGTATCTCCAGAAATACAAGGACTGTTTGTGAATTTATGCGCTCATTATATGGAAAGGAGGGGCATATTAAGTACTACTGAGGCAAGAAATAGGCTGCATGAACAATTGGGAATGTGCCGCGACAAAAATGCTCTGGACTATGTTTTTTCTAAATTCTGCAAAATATCTAAAGGTAGAATGATTTCAATTCTGTTCTTAGATGAACAGATCAAACATGCAATAAATAAAAGCACTTTGGCATCTAAGGCAGTATCTACAAGATATGTTGCAAAGGAATCTAAGCCCGATGTGGGGCCGATGTGGGCCCGATGTGAGGCCGATGTGAAACTACGGACGTATGATAATAACAACATGAATACCAATGAATTAGATAATTCACATGCAGTAGAAGTACCCGATGTGGGGCCGATGTGGGACCGATGTGAGGCCGATGTGGAGTCGATGTCAAATGAAGAAAAAACAGATGTTAGATCGATGTCAAAATATAAAGTATTGAAAGACAATTATTTAGAACATACGGACGTACTACGTACGAACGATCAAAAAACTACGGACGTAGGTACATATAAGATATTAGATATTAGAAATAAAGAAAAAGAAAAAATATATAAAAAAGAAAAAAATCAAGACAAGTTTAAAATTGAAAAAGCAATAAAAAATTTATCTGATAACGGAAAAATTAATCTTGACGAAATAGAAGAAAAATATTTTCCGGGAAAAGGTACGAAGAGAGTCGTAGATGAATATGTTGATCACTTTTTCGGGATCGGGTATTCGTACAAATCCGATCAAGGAATTTTAACCAATTTTTTGGCTTGGATAAATCAGCTCAAGATGGTCGATAATTTTGCCCAAAATGAAGGCAAAACACCCACAAGGGCAAAAATAACTGATGAAGGTATGAAAAAATTGACCAGATTTCTAATTCTTATGGGCCAGGATTCGATTTTAAGTCGCTTCCTATCCAAACATACTGGTGAAGAAAAAAAGTCGCTCCTAAGCCTTAAAATTGAGGAGTACGGAATAAGAAAACTCGTTAAGTTGATCTATGGGTATTCATTGCTTGAGTTTGAATCTGATCTTGGAGTAGGTACAATTGATCATTTTAACAAATCAGTATCGCTTATTAAGATTTCTGAAAATGAGTTCGAACAGTTGATAGCCAAGAGAAAGCTAAATTTATTTGAGAAGTATGACTAAGATCTATGTAATCTCTGATATTTTTAACGGTATTCAGGTCAAATATGCTACCATAAGCAAAACTACAAGAAAGGCTTATATCCAGGATTATGATGTAAGGAGGAAACTCTTTGTTACAAAATCGTTCAGGCCCGGAATTGACTTCTATTTGGAATACAATACAGCCTTAGTTGCTTTGAAAAGAAAGATAATTGATAGAGAAGAATCATATGTTAATAAGCTTATTGAAATCCGTAAATTAAAAGATACATGGTGTTCGGATTAAATCAAGCTCTTATATTGCCAGATCAGAAGTTAAAGATAGGATCTAAAATATTATCAATGGACCATAGGATATTTATGTGGATTAATAAAAATAAATTATCTGGATGGATAGATATATTTTTGGAATACAAAGGATTAAACATTGTATTACCTTCATCAAATTATTATGGTGAGTATTACTGTGAGCATAATTTTATTAAGTATGATAAGTATATTAGCAAAGACGGAATATTGACATATGAAAATAGATTACTCTGTAAAGTACATCCATTTATAAGGTCCGCTGAATATATGAAAAGCAATAAAGCAAATAAGACAGGAGTAATTACCATAACTATATGACATTGAATTGCCATAAAATATTTGATGTCTTCTATCTGAATGAATATACTGGAATGATCAGTACCTATGGAATACATCCTGAAATACATGGCATGAAACGAATAAAGGAATTTAAATACATTATTCCTGATAATCCAAATCTTATTTATAAAGTAATTTGCAAATCTAAAGTTTTTGCATATGAATTTAAAGAAGGTTACTGTATTTTAAGGAATGGATTTGTAAATAATATAATGACAGACTTGCCATTTGATTTTATGGTAGTTGATTATATTCCAATTATAAATACTGATTATATAGTAGTTTGTTTCGATCTATCAAAGGCGTTAAAGTTGAAAGAGATGGGAATAAATGTATGTTGTTACGCACATGATTCATTTGCAGATAAAAGTTACTTTAAAGTTATTCAAGGAATTTATAAGAAGGTATTAATTTGTATTGCTTCAGACATTGAATTTGTTAAATACATGAAGGAAGAATATGGTGTTGATAATTTAATAATAAGGGATAAGTTTTGGAGGAATGCCAATCTTATGTACGGTTTTGATCGTGACCACCTAATGAATCAGATTAATAATCTTTCTAATAATAAACACTAATACCCATAAAATAACCCACAGAGAAATAAAAACAGATGTTATAAGAAAAGGGTTCCAAATGTGGGAACCCTTTTCTTTCATGAGGCTGGCTATCCAGGCAGATACGGACAACAAAGATACGATAAATGATAACATGTTGTATATTTTTTACAAAATAGAAAACTCAAAGTGATCTATTGGGTACTGAAATGAATCAGTAACAATATATAGATTGCAATTGCTCTTAAGGAAAAGCTGTGGATTGCCATCATAAGTTACATCCGGATAATAATACTTCAATATATAAGATGGTATAGTGCACCTAAAAGATGTATTATGTTTTAGCAAATTTGAATTATATCCGCATAGGTTAAATTTAATCATATCAGTATTTTGGGAAGAAATCAATGAAAACAAATAGCTGTTCTCAACCTGAGATCTATGTTCTCCAAGTATAGATGTGTTTTTTAAGTTGTAAATTTGAAACTTATCTTTGTTTGCTTCTTTTATTCTAGCAAAGCTAGTAAATGGGATATTCAAATCATTTTTTATAGTAAATATACATTTACTATGTGTTGGGTCAACATTTATAGATATTGCTCCTGAAGTAAATAACCGTCGTATCTTCTCAAAAGAGAATCCGTTATAATTTGCAAACCTTTTAATATCTGAATTTAAAGAGATAGAATAATTATTTATCATTGTTTCTATATTTTATTTGTATTAAATACTTAATATTTTGCATTAGTTATGGCGTAGATATTTTATGGCGTAGATATTTATGTTATACGCAACCCAAATCGACAACAATCTCCGTATCTGTGACTTCAATTATTTGTGGACTTGCTTTTCGTATTTCCTCAACGACAGGTATTAAGACCATCTCTTCAAACCAATCTTCATCTTCGTCATTAAACTTAAACCCCTTGTAGTTTTTATCTCTACCAAATAACGTTATGTATTTGCCGTCATACTCCAATCTATATCCACCTGCGTAGAAATCAAGAATGGGTATGCGTATAACACGGGTTTGGCAAAATGGCTGTTCAGTAATTCTATTTGACATTTGTTTTTAATTTTAAAGTTTAGTAATTCTATTTAGCTTCGGGTTCAGCCACTTCGCCAAGCCGATGTTAGGCGTAATGCTAAGACAGCCCTCCGAAAATATGAGCAACTGTATCAACATTCCATCCATTTCCTATCATTTTTCTAATTTGGTTTTCACTTGCCACGCCATCAAAGTAATTTTCAGGCACGGTTTGTAATCTGCAATATTCCTTTATTGTATAATAGCGGAAAGGCAAATTGTTTTTGAATGCGTCAGGATGTCTTCCTATTGGCATTGTGGTTAAAACATTGTCTTTTGCTACAGTCGTTAAACAGTTGCTTTTATCTCGGTTTGTGGCTCTCACTTCAAGGCATTGAGTGTAATCCTCTCGTTTGCCTTTGTCGTTCAATCTTCTACCCAAAATAGTAGCCTTGTTCAATCTTCGTCCTCTTATTGCACTTGGACCAATCATTTCAGTATCTTCTAAAATATCAATCAACTTTATTCCTTTGTCGCTTGGTTGCTCAATATGAAAGTTTGCCCAGTACAATCGTTCTCTATTTTGGGCAGATACCAAAGCACTGTTTATCTTAATCGGTTCTACTCCTAAATGTTCGGTTATAACTTGCTCAAATTCCTTTTTCATAACCACATTTTCTAAAAGCCAGTATTTCGGTTTGCATTCCTTTATTAGCCTTACAAATTCAAAAAACAACTTGCTTCTTGGGTCGTAAAAGTTTAATTGCTTTCCGCTAAAACTAAATCCTTGGCAGGGGCTTCCACCTATCAATAAATCAATTTGCGGTAAATCCGTGCCTTTAATTTCTGTAACACTTCCAAGTTGTATAGTGTCAGGGTAATTGTGTTGTGTTACTTTGATGGCGTGTTTATCAATCTCCGAAGCATAATATTTGCCATAGGAAATGCCTGTTTTGTTGAGTGCAATTTGTCCGCAACTCATACCATCGAATAACGAAAGCACTACGCCTAACATCGGTTTGGCAAAATTGCCGTTTAGTACTTCTATTGAACTTTTATCTATCATTTGAACATTTGTTTTTCAATTAAACTTTTGGTTACGGCAACTTCGCCAAGCCGAGAACCGTTAGCAGCAACCGTTACGAGAACGACAACCACCGTGTAGGAAATATGTAATCTGCATTTATTCCTTTCGCTGCCAACCAGTCAAATTTGTTATCTACAACAATTCGTGAACACGGTGGATACATACCGCCATATTTATCTACATCGTAAACTTTAACTTCTTTGCCAGTAATATCTTCATCAATTCCGATTTCTACCAACTGTTCGATAGTGGCGGTAACAACACCAATACGGCTGCTGCTAACATCGGTTTGGCAAAATTGCCGTTTAGTTCTTCGTTTTGACATTTTATCTTTAATTTAAACATTTGTAATTCTAATGAAGTTTTGTGTTCGGCAACTTCGCCAAGCCCGAAACCGTTAGCAGAAATGGCTACTGACCGTCTCCGAGTTCAAACTTTGCCTTTAATCTGTCATATTCTTTTCGTTCACGAACTTTACATTCTTCAACATATTTTTCAATACGCTCTTTTGCATCTTCAATTAACATTTTACCATCTAAAATTCCAAGTTCAATTAGCATTTCTTGTGTCCATGTAAAATATGTTGAACCATCGCTTCTTACTCCAAGTTTTTCAATGAACTTTTCATATTTAAGCATAGTATCGCCTTGTGAAGGACTTCCCCATTCTTCCCATCGCTCAAAGAATGTAAATGTTCCATCATCGTATTTGATAATGTGCTTTTCATAGCCAACTTTGATACCAACTATTTTTTTGCCTATCGCATCGGCAAGTTTGATTTGTTTTAATTCTTGCATTTTGTTTGTGTTTTAAAATTAATACCCTTGTAAATTGACCGCCACTTCTGCTAACAAGGGTTTGTAGCAATAGGGGCAGAAGTGCATATTTTAAGCTGTGTACTTCTAATCAGCTTTTGTGGTTAATTGAGCAGTAGTTTTTCAAAATCCCATACTGCTACAAGCCCCAAAACGTTGTACGTCACCTTGAGACACCATACAACATTTAATATAATTTTATTTCACCAACCTTTAATCCTAATTCAATGGCAAAGTTCATTACTTCGGCAATTGACAAAGGCTTATTCTCATTGCCTTGTTTATTGAGTTGCCAATTATGTGGAGAAACTTCTTTTACATCGTAATACCATTGGTAACTTTCAGTTTTAAATTTTGGAAAAAAATACTTATTCCAAAGATTTATTTCACATAAATATTCAACATCAAAAGCTGCAATTTCTTGACCATTTTCTATTGTTAATACTTTACCGTTTTTTTGTGGTATTCCTAACTCAAATATTGTAACAAGACAATTACTGCCTTTGTCTTTTACAACTACTTCTATTAAATAGTTATCATTATTACTTTTAAAATAATAACCTTTTCTTTGGTTATCATCAGCTATCCCATCAAAATCTATATTAATCATATTATTGTGTTTTTATCGGTTAGACAAAAAGGCGAACGCACAACATTGGGTTTTGCGTCATTTCCTTGAATATATATTGAACTTTTGTACATATTTTGAACTTTTTTTTATTAATTAAACTTTAGTACTTTATTGAGCAACGGCAACGAACACAAAGCCCTGTTCGTTATACGCTATTTTACCGACCACTCCGAAAGTTTAGCGTTCCCATATTCTTTGAACTCATCTACTTTTGAAATTGGACATTTAAAAGCGACAGGTTCTGTTGGCTCTGAAAATTTACCTTTACGACCAGAACCTTCTCGCTTGCCACCAGCTTTTGTTTTTTTAGGCTTCAATTTCTTCATAGGTGCGTATATTTTCAATTCCAGACATTGTTACTTCAAATAATTCATCTTTAATCATTTCTTTGCCTAAAACACAATCTTCGTGGAAAACACAATCGCTTAAATATTCTTTTACTTGCTCGTATGTGTATTTTTCGCCTAATTCACTTTCTTGGCAATCTTCAAATAACCATTTAGGCATATCACAAACTAAAATACTTTTATTGTATGTATTGCCTAACCCTTTTAAACGAGCCATTGCTACTTCTTTTCTATCAAAATCCTCAAACTTGATAGCTTCATAAGTTTTCATTGCTTCATCTAAATTAGTAGTCCAATCCATTATTCCTTTTGTGTTTGGCATTACATCACAAATCAATTCTTCATGGAAGAGCAACATACAATCTACTTTATACAATCTTACTGTTTCCATTTTATTTTGTTTTTACGATTAGCTGAATTACTAATCTTTGACAAAGATAATACCTTATTTTGATTTTGCAAACCTTTTCATATAAAAAGTGAAAATATTTTTTACGACCCCAAAAAAAGCGTACAACAAAGTATTGGCAAAAGGCAAGCAGAAGTAATAAATTGGACATCTGTACTACTATTTAGCATCCTGCAAATGCTGAACTTTGGTACTATTATTCTTGCCCTTCGCTAATACAAAAAACGTTAGCAGTAATTTAAAAACGGCTAACATACCAATTGAAAAGTTCTGAAAATGTAAGATATTTATAATGTCCTTTTATATCATATACTTCAATATTATCTCGCAATGTTTTCTTTTGTTCCTTTTCAAAATCCAAAAATGATTGAATTGTGTATAAAGAAAAACTACTTCTAACAACAGGTATATTCAATTGCTGGTTTTGTGTTTCTTGTATCATTGTATCTCGTATTTAAGTTATTTATAATTTGATAATTTTGCGTTTCGTAGTCCGCAACTGAAATATACCTGCGGACATTAGCAGCTATTTGACGGACGCTTAAAAGTTTTACTATTAAACTTATCGTTAATCTGCCTTATGCCAATCTCGTAATCTTTTATTACGCTTTCCAATCGGTTTAACTCGTCCATTACAGTTTGTATTGCTTCTTTTTCACCCAATTGCAACGCTACCATTAATGCAGCTTTTTCAGTTATTGATATAAATTTCGTTTCCATTTTATAGATTGTTTAAGCCAACCGCATAAAAAATAAAAATATCCTATAACAAGCTGTTGTAAATATGCCATAGGATAGTGCGTGTATTAAGTTTGTACGTTGAAGTGGCACATCGCCAACCACTCCAACGTTAGCAATAATGCTAATCATCATTAAAACCAATGCCAGCATAGTTACCAAAATCTTCCATATCTCTTTTTTCTTCTATTTCTGAATCACTATTGCTACCACTAAATAAACGCAATATATTATTTGCGGTATCTATGTGTTTTAAGCAATGTTCAGGATATGCATTTTGTAATATTTCTATAATTTCCTTTCTCATACTACGTTTATTATATACAGTTATGCGTCAACTTTAAGACACTTCGAAACAAAATATTTAACAATTTTTTTCTGTATATATTTCTTTAATAACAGCAAAGATAATGTTTAAACTATAGGATAATCAGTATCGTCTAAGAAATCATGAATAATAGATTCTCCTTTATTTATTTTTCCAAATATACCGTCTCCAAGCATATAAGCATTGTATAGCTCATGAGCAGAAGCATATACTTTATCCCAACTTGTTCGTATCTTGTTATGTTGTACATGAAGTGATAAATAAGTGTCTCCTATTTCAGAAAATCGGACAGACTTGATATTGTACGCATAATCCATAAATGTAGAATGATTGTATTCGACGATTACGGATCCATCTGGAATAGGTGCCGAATCTATGGTTATGGACTTTATTTGATCTCCGGAATTTATTGAAAAATGCTTTTTAGACAATGCAATGATGTCACAGGCATTAACGTCATCATTTACGTCAATAGCGGATTGTCTTATCTCTAAGATCATAAACTTGCCGTGCTCTGTTGTTGGTTCAGTTTCTTCAAGTATATCGGCAAGCGCATTTTCCGCATCTTCAATGTTTATAAAGCATTGAGATTCAATGATGTCAGTGTCTCCTTGGTTTGATTCGTATTCGAATTTTGAGATTAAGTTAAAAACTGAGATTTGCATAAAAATACATTAAAAAAAGTTGTAAAATATTGGTAAAATGCAGTATCTTTAAGACTGTAAATCAATTAGTTACACAAGTTCTTTGAAATATTAAGGAAAGTTGATATCGCTGTAATTTTAATTCAATGTCATTAGTAATATTGAGTCGTTTATTATTGCAGGCCTATGTAATCCAAAAAACTTGATAGATACATTGTCCCCAGCCACGGCGTCAAGGCATTGTATTAAATCCTTAGTTACTACCTTAACAGATGTATAATTACCTGTAATGCGAGTTTGAAGGGCTATAAACACTTCTTCTTTTCCGTTATCAGATCCATAAATACCATCCTGGGTTATATTGGAATTACTACTAAAGTAGGCGATCTTGTTAAGATCGGATTTGGATGGTTTGGTGAAGCTTATGGAGCCAAGTAAGGTGAATTCAGGCGGTATGGCGGCCTTGTAGTTTGGAAAATTAACCACGGGCTCTGTGAATAGTATTGTTGCATTATAAGCCGAATTACGCATCGTAATGGAGATCCAACTGGTGTCAGAATCTATGTATTTGGATACATGTGCGTCACCTTTGTTTGGGAGAAGTTTAATGACGAGAGGAATAATAAAACCTGTAAATGATCCTATAATTGGAATCTGAATGAGTTTATGGGCATCGGTGTCAACTATTTTTGATTTGTCTAAAAATACATAGTTAAATGTCAGTCTTAATTTATCTTTTGAGACAAAAGATGCGGCTTGTTTAAGGTCGGAAACTGGTATGATAGCAGACTGAATAGATTTGCCTAATGTCGGCAATGGTGGCGGATCAGTTTCAAATATAGTAGTTACGCCGTGTTTAAGGTGGTCCAGTAGATAGTTTCCATTAGGTAGATTAACCTTGGATGACACTATGATGGAAGATATAAGGTGGCTACCAAACTGGTAGCCAGTGCCGTCATTTACTGTAATGAAGTTGGATATATCTCTATTTTTAAGTTTAAAGCAGTTTAAATTTATCATATTAGATCCTTTTTAATTTGATTGAAAAAAGCCTTTCTGTGGACCACAAAGCATTATTGGTTAGTTGGCGTTGCCAAGCTCCCTGTGAAGGAGCCCATTTAAAGCCGTTGTGCTTTAGTTTATCCCTTGTGGCTTCATCCGGTTTAGAATCGTAAATAATCTGCAGCCGGTTTTCCTCGAAATTAAGGAGAATTTTGCCTCCTTCTATCTGAAACTCATTTGTGTTGTTTCCTATGGTTTCCGCTTCTACCCTGGAAGCTTCTTTTCGCTCGAGCTCCTTTAGTCGTTGCTCTTTGTTTTTGATGGCTACCAGGTTGTTGGTCATAGAAAATCGTGCAAAGCCTATTCTATTGGCATAGTCAGGTTTCTGAATTTCAATTGCATTGTTTTTGCTTAGTCCTAGTTTGACAAGGGCATCAGTACAGTCAGCTCCTTTTGCTTTTCGAATAACTACATTACAGGCTTTCATGGTCTCCTGTAGTTGTTTCCGACGTTCAATTTCAGTCTTCAACCTCTCTATTTCGGACATATAGGTTATTTCAGGCTCCAAACTTTTAATAATTGCTTTCTTAGCCTTCTCACGCCATGCTCGCCAAATGTTGTAATGATTTTCTTCTGATCGAATGGATTTCTGAATTTTATTGGTAGGAAACCGGGCCGGACCGGTAATCATCGGGCTAGCAACCCGGCTTTTGGCTACAAGATAGGCACTAAACAGCCTCTTATATCTGTCAACATATCTTGACACATCTTGGCACCCGGCTGCAGTTAGCTCTCTTATGTCTGTTTCGAGTTCTTTTGAATAACTTTCGATAAGATTTTCACCTCTTTTCTCGGGTGAGAAGCTTGTCCACCTATGTGCTGATATAGCATCCTGTTTAAATTCTTGTAATAACATGATTTTTGTTTTAAATGGTTGATTATTAACTAAATATAGATAAAATGATGTATATTTGCATTGAAAGTATTATAATGAGTCCTTATTCAATCTAAGTTGAATGATCCGGTTTGTGATAATCCTGGCAGCATGTAGGTTAGGCACCCCAGATAGAATTACTTTAGTGTATTCTAGTTCTACAAGACAGTGACACATAATTACTCCATCTTTCTCAGCAAGAGACTCAAGACATCCAAACTTTATCAATAGCCCAATGGCAGCCTGATTTATAGGGCCAAATGGATCTAATCTAAAGTCTAAGATATAAGGCGAATGTAATTTAACAGCCTTGAGCGCATCGTATGTAGAAACACAACTATCTATAAACTTCAAAGCTTTATCTACTTCTACGAAAGGCATCCTGATTTCAGAAATTAATCTATTGTAAGTCTTACTATCTACCTCACATACATCATCCACTCCATTTATATACCTAAGACATAAATCTATATCTCTATACAAAGCACCGTAATCCGATTTAGGACTTAACCCTAACTTATGCCTGTATATGTCTGCACATACCATCCTATCCGATATTTCAAGGCGTTTAAGAGATACAGGCATACACATCCGTAATGTAGCATGCTGGCGAATCGTATAGTAAAAGTATAATTCTAACAGGGATATTTGTGCTGTTGTCGTAGTTGTTTGGAGCTTTTTGGGCATGATTTTTATGACACGACGGGTTAAAAACGCCCATAAATCGCTGAAAATCAATGAGTTATGTTTTTCCTGTGTTTCGTAGGCACATAAATCAGTGCAAATATTATGATTATTCTGCGAATTAGAGGAAAATCCAAACAAAGAGCTCCAAAAGGCTGAAAAAATGCGGGTTAAGACATTCATGATGCAAGTAATTAGATTAAAGTTAAGAATTTAATTTTGTTTTAAGTGATTTAGCATGATCATAGTAATGAAACAGAGTGAAACATCATCTACGGGCAGATACCTTGACTTGTAGTTGTCGGAAGATACAGACATCTTTATTTCTGATGCATTAGTAAGCGCTGTGTATATGGCTTGGTTCCATTCTTCCGACAGCCGGGACTCTACTTTGAAGCGTCCGCCTGGAATCCTGTGTATTTTGCAAGACAGGCCAATGTGTTTTGCTATTTTCCTGAAAAGGACGGTATTTCTATGAGATAGGACCATATGATTTGATTATAAGGTAAGCCCCTGCGATTTGCCGGGGCGATTTTATACTATGGGCGACATAAGACATAAACATCTCTTCCGAGCACTTCTATCCTTATCTCAACCGACTTTGCGCTAAAATCTGTAACAGTGTACCCGGCTTGTTTTAGCTTTTTTGCAAGCTTGAGGAGCTCGGATGTTGGAGTACAAATACTTTTGCTACTATCTATTGCATAAATTCCGTGAAAGTTTGGAATGTGTAAAGCATGTATGAACTCTGCTTCTAAGGTACTGTCAAAGTTTTTTCCAAACTCTAATAGAAGTTTAAGCTCTTCCGAGCCGTGTTGCTCGATCCAAGTTTTTTTACTGCATAAAAGGATCGCTGCCTCCTCTTCTTTTTTTGCTTGCTCTTGCTTAATGCGAAGTGTCTCCGCTTCTTTTATTGCATCCTCTTCCGCTTTTTTCTTCACCTTTGCCTCTTCCGCTTCTGCCTTTGCCGCTAATCCTATTTCATTTCTCACTTTAGAATAAGAGTAATCTGTATATTTAAACTCATATTTAATGAATCTACATGTCGTGTTACCTGAGCTGCTCAATGCATTTACAGTTATATAATATCCAACTTCTATTGTAATGACGACATCTTTATCGTCATACCCTTTGTCTTTAAATAAAGACAGTAATTCATTTTGCGTTTTAGAAATTTGTTCCGCGTAATCTTCTAAAATTAGAAGCGTCTCTAAGTGTGTACATTCAGATTTAACTTCAATGCCGTAGTAATTTAATAAAGTTTTCATAAAATATTTGTTTGTATGTGATTAAATAATTATATTCGTCCTTCGTCTGCGAATGAGTAATACGCATCCTTTGTTAAAATAATGTGCTCAATTAGCTTGATGTCAAGCAGTTGCAATGCCTGTTTCAGCTTATTCGTGATATCAATGTCCTGCGAGGATGGATTTAAATTGCCGGACGGATGGTTATGGGCAACAATTACAGAGCTGCATAAGCTATCAACCGCGTACTTGCAAATTAATCGAACATCTACTACTGTACCTGCAATTCCTCCCTGGCTAATCTTAGCGTAACCGATTGTTACGTTATTCATGTTAAGCATAAGTAAGTAAAAGCTTTCGAAGATTTCAATATCATCACCCCAGAACTGTCTTATAAAGTCCGCTGCCTGTTTAGAATCCGTTATCTTTACAGAGGGAAAGGATGTCTGTAGCTTCTTAATCTCGAATAGTTTAATGCTTTTCATATAGTTGGAGCGTGAAACCCACTCATCACGTAG